CCTGCTCCTGCTGCTCCTGCTCCTGCTGCTCCTGCTCCTGCTGCTCTTGCTGCTCCTGCTCCTGCTCCTGCTGCTGCTGCTGCTGCTGCTGCTCCTGCTCCTGCTGCTCGCGTCGATCCGGTTGTATCCCCGACCGGCGCTCTGCAAGGTAATATGCATTATAACCCAAATGGTTTACCCGCACCACATTTTCGAATTAGTGAAAGTCAGTTAGATCCCACTTCCCAATATATGAATTTGATAGAATTGGAAGAACAAAATGTATTGGATAGTTTGAAGGCAGATACAGGCAATTTTGCATTTAACATACTCGGTTCTTTTTATGTGATAACAGCACATGATTTGGTTAGTATAATGAACAACCCAGACGCTATCAAGTACGAGTGTAGAGATATACATGATTTTTCGAGTAGCGGGTTGAATGATATTTCAAGAAGTGCTATGAAAGCTGTTCCGTATTTATCTATCAGCTTTTTCACCCAAATACAGGGCCTGGTATCATTTTTTGATTTATGGCATATTATTTTTTCACAGCAACAGCCAAAACCACGAGCATATGAACTTGTAGAAACGCAACGCGGCCCCATGGTAAGCACGGCCTCTCATAATTTCTTATTTGGTTCTGGAGCGGCAGGCGAACGAGCGGTTTCGGCGGCGCATTGCCAGGCTGGCCAACCACTTACACCCGTGTATGAATTTCGTATATTACCGATAATCACGCAGTCGAGAGCGGTGACCACATTACAACGTGTTGTAAGGGGTCATCAGTCGCGAAGAAGAAACCGTAGACGCCGATCGGCTTCGCCACGGCGATCGAGTACGCCACGGCGTGTTAAAGAGAGAAGCCGATCGAGTACGCCACGCCGATCGGCTTCGCCACGGCGATCGAGTACGCCACGGCGTGTTAAAGAGAGAAGCCGATCGAGTACGCCACGCCGATCGGCTGCGCCACGCCGATCGGCTTCGCCCGATGATAATTTTGAAGATATACGCCGTGATGGCGGCGGTAAAAAATGGAAACGCCGTATTCATATTTAATATTTTTATTTCAGCCATTCCTTTGTTATGACTGCATTAACACTTTCCAATGCGCCTTCAACCCAACCATGATTACGACTTACCGCTTCACCGACTACCGCTACACCGGAGCAAGGATTTTGAACCATGTGGATGAAATCATTCCGACTAATGCATTCGCCTAAGATAAGTGGATCATAATAATGGGTACCTTCTGACCAGTAATAAGACTTGATTGCTATAATATGAAGGTTGGCTTCAGTAATTCCGAGAGATTCTTCTACCCACTTTGAAAACGCATTGCAATTAGTGGGCGTATTTTCCAAATACCCCTTCAGTGATGTGGCGTGAGAGTTATCCGTGTATGCGATCATATATACACCCTTGTCGGGGTTCATAGGAATAAGTTTTTGAATACGAGTAGAAACAACAGTAAATGTTTTGACGTGGGTTTTCACGAGTTCGCTGGATTTTTTATCGAATTTGGCATACACCATTAAAAATGGTTGTCCGTGTATTTGATCATATATGCGGGTGTTACATAACTTATTTGTAGAATGCAGAGTGTGCAATATTTTTTTTACACCAGAAATAGTTGTTGCAACTACTATTTTATTACAGTAAAATGGTTTATCGGAACACTCCCGATTGTCTATGGAATCATTCCCCAGCAGACCCAAAATTTCAAGTTAGTTTCACTGTGCCCAGGCATCGAGTATGTATTCAACAAGCTCGATGATTTCATCACCGGCGCCAAACAAGCTCTTACTGAAAGAATGTAACGAGAAACACTCGATGCAAGAAAAGTAAAATACAATGTATATAGTTTGTGGTATAGCGTCAAACCACTTTTTTTCTTATACAAACTATATTTTTGAAAAACTTCTATAAATATATATTAAAACAAATCCACAGTGTAAAAAAAACCTCTTGTTATTATATATTGAATTTATTGAATTGTATGATTTCAAAAAAAAGGGGAGGAACTTTAAAACGCCGTTCCATTTGTCCTACCAAAAAAAAAATGGAGGAATGCAGTTCGGATGAAAATTGCAGTTGGAACCGCATTAAATCGAAATGTTATAAAAAATCCAAAAGACAACGAAAGAGTAATGAAAATACACTTTCGGGTAGATATGTTCGATCGATATGTCCCACCAAAAAAAATTTCAAAGAGTGTGATTTAGATGATTTATGCCAATGGAACCGGGCAAAAGAAAAATGTTATAAAAAATTTGTACCTGGAAACATGTTAACATATATTATTCACGGATTTTATAGAACTTTTGAAAATAGCACCGATTTAGAACGGTTTACAGACTTGCTTGATTATTATTATTTAATTTATTATGTAATTGACGAAGAAAATAACCAGATTTCAGTAGATGACCAAATTTTTAATATATTTAATTTAACAATTATTCCGAAACAGTATCGTTTAGATCGATTGCGAAAAATGCCAATTTTTTTTAAAGAACATGGCATTCCGTTTGAAATACGCCAACCAAATCAGATGCAACCCGATACTCCACGTAGAGCGTATTATAAAAAATATAACCAGAAAAATCCATTTTTATTACCGAATAAAGAATTATTTCAAATAGCGTTTAACGAACCCGACCAGTTCACAAACTATACGCAAATAACATCAAACACGTCGTTTGAATGTTTTATACAAAGCCTATTTTCATTAGGTTTACGAGATCCAAAACAAGGAAAAAAAGATGTTGTAAAAATACAAAAAAACAAATTTAAAGGAGTTAAATTTGAGGAAGCTGCAAAATATTTTGAAACAAGTTTTGGATTACATCCTGGACAAATAAAATATGAAGAAACGGAGTTTGAATGTGACAGTTGTATGGACGTTTTTTTTGACAATTTGTTAGAAAATAATTGCGCTACTATTATCAGTTTATTAATTTATAGAATGAATGATTCTACCACTTTTGGACACTTCATGATCGTTTATAAATTGAATGACGAATTAGTTTTCTTCGATCCGCAATTAAATGCTCATTATGAAAACAGTTCACGCCTACAAGATGATTTTAATGCTGAAGGTCAGGAAATTTCGTTTTATGGTTATTTTAAAACGAATAATATAACGCAACCCGTTGAATTGAAAAATAATTCATGTCCCATTAATTTTTATCGCGGTGGTTATAATAATGGAGGCAAACGAAACCAAAAATTTACAAAACGGAGATAAATTTTTATTTATGTTTATTCAGCCATTCCTTTGTTATGACTGCATTAACACTTTCCAATGCGCCTTCAACCCAACCCTGATTACGACTTACCGCTTCACCGACTACCGCTACACCGGAGCAAGGATTTTGAACCATGTGGATGAAATCATTCCGACTAATGCATTCGCCTAAGATAAGTGGATCATAATAAAGCGCTATTTAAAAAATTTAAAAATACGGCGTTCGCGTCAAGACAAAAGAGGATCTAAAAATCGCAGGGTTTCACAAAAAAGACGAAATAGATCGCGTTCTAATTGTTTGTTTAAAATATTCAGTTAAATAAATATTAAATAGTTAATTACTTACGTAGTTATATATCCAATAGTAATTCTATAAAATAAAATTAACATACATACATACATAAATTACCAAAATGAGCGACGATTGTAAATCAGCCCCTGCCGAAACGGGTATCCCCGAGAATTTCAAGAAAGTAATCACGGATTTCATATCCAGCTTTTTAACCGCATTTCCAGAATACACCCAAGGGCTGCATTCTAATCTATGTGTCGCAACACATGCCGCCGATGAAATGGGCGATGCAGCAATCGCGAAATTGCACGAACATTGTAGAACCGTTTATCCTGAACGATTTTTTGATATTCTCTATCAAAATGACCACATATTTTCCCCTGAATCTACAGTTTCAAATGACGTGAGCGTAGATTTCTTGCCCGGAATTGATTTCAGGCTGGTATGGAACCTTTCCGATATCACGGATACCACAAAGGAGCACATATGGAAACATCTGCAGCTGATTACATTCACTATTGTGGGCAGCATGTCCAAAGGTAATCTGACATTCGGAGACACCGCCAAGATGTTCGAAGCCATTAACGAAGAGGAGCTGCGCGTCAAGCTGGAAGAAACAATGGCAAATTTGCAGTCCATGTTTGAACCGGGTGCAAATAGTGATACGGGAGGGGGGGAAGGGGGTGGGGCGACGAATCCAGATGCTGCGCCATCTGCATCAGCATCGGATGCGCTTCCCGATGCGGAATCTATGCACGAACATCTGTCAGGTTTACTTGGCGGGAAAATTGGAACACTTGCAAAAGAAATAGCAGAAGAAACGGTGAACGAGTTGAATATTGACGTGTCTGAAGAAACGTCCGTATCCGGAGTATTTCAAAAACTAATGAAGAATCCTGGAAAATTGGCGGGAATTATCAAAAAAGTGGGTGAAAAACTGGATAAGAAGATGAAATCTGGCGACATTAAAGAGAGCGAGTTGTTCAAAGAAGCCAGCGAGTTTATGAACAAGATGAAGGCCGGTGGTGGCGGAGGAAAGAGCGGAAAGGGTGGAATGGGCGATCTCGCTCAAATATTGAAATCCATGAATTTAGGTGCAGGTGACCTTGGTGGATTGGGCGGAATGATGGGTGGAAAAACTAAAGTGAATCTCGGTGCAATGCAGAGTCAGCTGGGTCGAAATATGAAAATGGCACAAAGTAAGGAGCGGATGCAGCGCAAACTTGAAGAGCATCGCGCTGCCGCGCTGGTTGCTGCTGCGGCATCCACTCACCAACAAAAGCAAAAGCAACAGCAAGATCCTAAAGAAATGAAACACAGTGTGTATAAGCCATCAGATGGCGAAAGTATTGAAAAAACTCCCAGGAATCCGACCAATGCAAATCAGCCGCAATCAACCGAACCCGAACCTCGATCGCAGCAATCAACAACAACCGTGAGCCAGGCTCAGAAAAAGAAACACAAGAAATCGTAAGAATAAATCGTAAGAAATATGTGATTTTCAAAAGATAAAATAAAATATTTTATAGTTATAAATAAAATATTTGAATGAGTGGCATGAATCAGAAATCGACTCGCAGTAGTCGTAAAATATACGCCAAATTGCGGGCGTATTGGAATAAGGTGAATAAACGCACGGCATTGAGAGGCAATAAAAAATGTGTTAAAAATACGACGCAAAAATATGCATCGAGACCAGGTCCACCGTATCCTGCAAATGAATGCTGCGGGATGACAAAAACTGGAAATGATGGATACAAATACATGTCCAAACCCAAAATCACCGGAATTTGCGCGTGGACAAAGAAAATAAATAGCGTATAACATATAATTATATTTGTAAATAAAAAATATAATTATAAATATATAAATATAATTATAAATATATAAATATAATAAATTTAGATTACAAATAATATAAGCACATATGCGCGAAATTGTTATCCCGCCATGGGTGAAAATCACCAATTATCGAACAATGACAAATGAAAAAAAAGATATCGCAACTGCAGGAAATAAATTATTTCAATATGAATGGATGGTCGAAGAAGTTAACGAGTTTTATGAAGCGGTTCATTTACAAGATGAGGAAGAAATACGGGATGAGGCTATAGGATTAATTCGAGCGGTCCAACAGTTCAGTGATTCAAAAAGAGTGATTGCACTGTGGTCGAAGGTTAGAAAGGATATTGCATGCGTTTTTCCAACTCGAAAACAGTTTCTGGAATCATTTGCAAAGTGGCATGTCAAAAAACTCGCGAAAAAACAAGCAATTGGAGTTTTGCCGGACGATTTGATTCGCGTTGCACGACTGAAATGGAAATCGTAATCAAATCATATCACAAACTCATATCAAATCAAATTATATTATAATATATATACTAATATAATATAATACATATATAATACGGAAGGCGCAGAACCCCGAACCAAATATTGTAGTGGTTGGAGAAGCCGTTAGTAGAAATCAAGGTTGGATAGAGGGTGCACTGGAAAGTGTGGATGCGGTTATCACCAAAGAGTGGGTTATTGGCGCGGGATCTTAACGCCGAGCACGCTTTGGATTTTGTTCACGTGAGTGGGATTATATGCACCGCCGCCGCGTTCCAGTTCGGCAATGATTGCAACATCCATGTTGCATTTCTGAGCAAGCTCTTTTTGGGTAAGTGATTTCCCGCATCGCGCAGTGCGCACGGCATCCGATGTTATTTTGGACACGTATTTGGTTTTCTTCACATCATCATCCGACGCAGCTTTATAAATACCCACATTTGCAAGTGACGATGTGGTAATAGGTTGGTTACTCGCACTCGCAATCGCGGATTTCTTCTTGTTAAAAACAACCGGAGTCCAATCCTGGCAATCGGGTATTGTGTTCATAATTTATAATTTAATTTTATGGTATATATATACATATATCAATATATATTTTATATTTATATATTTTAGAAATAATATATTACGATATTACGACTCACCCGTTCACATATCACATATATCATGACTAAAAGAAAAACACTCAAACGCGCGCGCGTGCGCACGCGTTTGCATAAACACAAATGGTCATTGAAATACAAACACAGCATTGACTGCAGCCATCCCAAGGGATTTTCACAAAAGCAGCATTGCAAATATGGTAGATTGAAGTAGGTGACATGATAACAACGACAACAACAACAACAACAACAACAACAACCATCAAAATGCCATCGAACCAAACGTAGATTCCTGAAATATGTCAATATACATGAAACCGTCCTCGTTTTTTTCCTGGGCATAGATTGTTCCGACCGGCGAGGTGGTCGGATGAATGCGATTATTAATAAATGCAAATATCGCGTATTCGGGCTGCAGCTTCATGTGTTTGCGAATCACAAACAGGAACTGCGCAAGTGTCAAATCATAAGGCACTGCGAATTTATTTTTTAAAAGCGGATGTTCTTCTTGCAACTGTTCGCTACATTCCACCACGACCGGTATACGCGACGGATGCTGCGTGATGATTTTTTCAGCTGTAATCTTTCTGTCTGATAACGATACACGCTGTCTGTATTTTACTGATGGATCTGGTGCACTTGTTGTCATAATAATAATAATAATAATAAAAATAATAATGGGAATCTAATACAGTATCATAATATTATATTTATATCATATTATGAATTTCATTCAGCGCACGCAGTCCGCCGTATCTAAAATCGTCTCGCCCTGCGAATAGCAGAGTATGACGCGTTGCTTTCGTCACCACCTTCGCTGCTGTCGTTGTAGTTCTTATTCACCGCGCGCTGTTTTCGATATGTGGTGTAGTTTGAACTGTCATACACATATTTTGGGTTGCAGTTTGCAGATGGAATGCCGGAGCCATCGTTCATTGCGTGCACGCGTCCCGCGGAAGTGCGCCACGCGCCAGAAATGCTCTGCTTTACACCGGTGACCTGATTGGGACCACCGGAAGAATAATTCTGCCGAATTAAAAAGTCACCTGCATTATTAACGACGCGGAACGGGGTGTTTATATATTTGCGTCCATTGATTGTGCCGCTCGCGGCTTGTCCGTTCCATGCGCGCCGCAATGTAAACCGAAGAGTTTCACCCTCGGAACTTTTGTTGAGTGAGCCATTGTGATATGTCGCCATTGTTTAAAATAAAATAAATTTAATTTATAGGTTATTAATTGATATGTATATAATAATAAATTAAATTAATATAATAAAAATAGTAGTAAAAATAATAATAATAATAATATTTAATTTTTATTTTTGATTTAATGGTAGATATTCCTAAAATATACGAATTCTCTGGAACCGAGACGACCACCCATGAAACAAATCACGGCTCACTCACGTCATAATGCGCGGAACCACGTTCATCGTCTGAAGCTCTTGAAACAGTAACTTGCACGCATACGGAATTTCAACATATGCGAAATCGGTTCGGTTGTCGCAGGTTTTGCACATGTGCACACCCACTGCGTCATTGAATATTGCAATCATTCCGCAATGGCGACACACGTTCACCTGATACTTGTCCGAGCAGTCATACAGACGTCCGCGAGTGAATCGCGCCGCTCCGTGCGCAATCGTGCAATCGCGTTCCATCTCGCCAAACCTAAACCCGCCATCGCGCGACCGACCCTCTGCGGGTTGGCGCGTTAGATTTACCATGGGGCCAATCGAGCGACTGTGCTGCTTGTCGTTCACCATATGTTTCAACCGCTGGTAAAACACGGGACCCATGAAGATGTCGCTCTCAATCTGTTCGCCGGTAAGACCGCTATACATGAGCTCATTGCCATGTTTTTCAAACCCCAACTTCAACAGCTCGGTGCTTATGTCCCCAATATCCAGGTCTCCAAATGAGGTCCCGTCACCGAACAGTCCCAGATTAACCAGCACTTTTCCAAGCAGGGTCTCTTTTAGCTGACCAATCGTCATGCGCGACGGGATTGCGTGCGGATTGATGATAATGTCTGGACGAATTCCGTCCGCGGTATACGGCATATCGCACTCCGGTATAATATTGCCGCATGTGCCCTTTTGTCCGTGACGTGACGAGAATTTGTCACCAATCACAGGCTTGCGCAGAATGCGCGTGCGAACTTTGGCAAACGTGTAACCCTCGCCATTACGTTCCATATACGTTTTGTCCACATACGTTTCCTCGGTTGTTCTGTGAATACGACTCATGTCTTCGAACTTTATCACCTTCATCGGGTCGTTCCGATTCTCCTTGATTGGCACCACCTTTGCGATGAGGATGTCGCGATTCTCAACGAGTGTATTCTCCGGAATAATGCCGCGCGCATTGACTTTTCCATAGTTGCCGAATTTCATGCCTTTTGTTTTCGTTGGGTCGGGGCGGCACCGAATTTCTTCATCGCCATTGATTTTCTTGTCTTCATCCTTCTCGGTATGGTATACGGTTGTCATGAACAACCCGCGGTCAATGGATCCCTGGTTCACAAGCACGCTGTCCTCCTGGTTGTAGCCGGTGTGCGTCATAATCGCGACAATAATGGTAGATCCAGACGGAATCTTGTCCAGCTTTATCATCCCCATAATGCGCGTATCCACAAGCGGTCGAGACGGATAGGATAGCACGTATGCGGTTTTATCCAGACGCCAGTGGTAGTTGGTGACATAGACGCCCATTGCCTGCTTCCCCATGGCACACTGATACGTGTTTCTCGGAGCTTGATTATGGTCAGGGAACGGAATACACGACGCCAGAATACCGAATATGGTGCTTGGATGGATTTCGCAGTGCGTATACTTCATGAGTCCCTGTCCATTGGATCCGGATCCGGTATAGTCGCGCTCGTTCTGTTTCAAGTGCTTTGGCGTCATCGCAATCATGCTAAAATTTTGCTCGTCGGGGTCTATGTATTCTATTACCGATTTTGACAGTTTCGTGGTAAGCATCAAGTCATCCCATTGCAGCGAACCATCCTTTACCGCACGAATCACGTCTTCGGTTAGAAACGGCAAATTGTTTTCCACTTTGAGCAGCGGTCTCGTGAGACGACCACCGTCATTGCAAATGCGGATTTCTTGCTGTTTGTAATCAAAGACGACTGAACAATACACGTTGATTAGACCTGCCATCTTTTTGCGCTTGAAATCGGTATACATCCGCATCGGATCCTTTGCAACTCCAATCCATGCACCGTTAATAAACACTTTCACCCGGTCATACGTATCGATTGGGGATGCACAGTCTTCCAAGCTCGTTACATACGGTTCCGCTTGCGAGTAAATAGATTCAGACGACGACGGGATCGTTACGTGCGTCATGTAGCTGATATTCTTCACGACACCAACGCTACCACCTTCCGGTGTTTCAGCCGGGCAGAAATAGCCCCATGTGGACGGGTTCAACTTGCGCGGAGCAATCAGCTTTCCGCTCTTGTCGATGGGCGTGCTTACCCGCCGCAGATGACTCAAACTCGATACGTATGTGAGTCGGTTCAACACCTGCGCCACACCCACCTTGTTGCTTGGATTCATGCCCTTTATTCCGAAATCGCCGGTAGACAGTGCGCGTTTCAACCCGTTCTCAATCGTGGTAGACTTTACCAGCTTTGATACGTTGGTCTTGGTTATGATTTGCATATGATTTTCGGTGGACCGCCACGACCCCGTGTTGATTTCGCGAATGACCTGTTTAGATAAGTCCTTTACCATTTTGTTGAAGTAGTTGCGAAACAGGTTGTTCAGCAGGATTCCGGGAGTGTCGATGCGCTTGTTCAGATAAGAATCGCGGTCGTCCTGAGGCGTTAGACCGACGCTGGTTTTTAGAAGACGCGACACGGCGTATCCCAGGAAATACAGTTTCTGTTTTGGGGTTTGGCAGTGTGGGAACAAGTCGTTGGTAAGAACATCGGTTGCAAAATCGCTTTTGCGCTTCACGCTGGATTCCTTGTCTGCATTCATTGGGGAGAACATAACATTTCCTGCGATGATGCGCAGCGCTTCCTCGCGGGTAAGCACCATATTCGCGTCGACGATGGATCCGGTTAGCGAGTCCATAAGTAATTTGAATTCGGCGCGACTCTGTCCGTCGATATCCGCCGCACCGGATGCGGCCGGTGGATTGCAGTTCAACATGATAATCTCGCAAATGGCCTTGTCTGATATGACGCCCAGTGCGCGAAATAATACAAACAGTTGAACTGGCGTTTTGATGCGCGGTATTTGAACATAAATGGGGTTACCGCTGCCGTTTGATTTTGCTGCAATCATTATATTGATTTGTTTCGGGGAAATGTGCTTGTAATCTGGAACGGATTTGACTTCTGCGGTCCAGTTCCACTTGGTGTTTCCCTTTGACACATTGAAGCAGTATACCTTGTTCTCTGCAGCGCGCTCTTGTCCGAGAACCGTTTTTTCGCTACCATTAATAATGAAATAGCCGCCTGCATCGTGAGAGCACTCGCCGGTTACGTCAGTGCTAAGATGCGCATACTGCGTTAATACGCAAATGTTAGATTTAAGCATGATCGGCAGTTTGCCAATGTGGATATTTGGAAACGTGTTGTGCAGCGTGTGCACGTTGCTCAAATTTTCGCCAGTTCTAACCAGGTACTGGACGTGCATGTCTACCGTCATTGTGGACGCGTATGTAAAATTTCGAAGACGCGCTTTTTGTGGAAACATGAGCTGCGTTGCACCGTTGTTTTCGTGAATCTGTGGGCGGTGAATGCTGAAGTTGCTGAATGAAATTTGAACGGTCAGTGCATGCTTTCGTGCGGCGCGGTCGTAGTCGTGATCGGATGAAATACTTACTGGATTGAACATGTCAATTGTTGCCGGCATCATGTCTGTGACAAATTTGTTGTAGGACTCGAGCTGGTGACGCACCAGTCGGGATAAATGGTTGTTTTCAAAATAGGACGAAATCAATGTCCACGGAGTTTCGTAATACGTGTCGGTTAAGAGCGTGCGCCTGCGCTCATTTTCGTCACTATTGGCGGGTATTGGAGCTAACTGCTCCGATTTTATATGGTCTCGCAAATCGTCACACATTTCGTTTTCTTTCTTCGTTATGATAATCGTCTTCTGTATAATGTGGTATTGATTGCGGGCACTACCATGTTGCAATCAATTTGTTTTTATATTATTATTCATTATATTATACTCACAATACCATTTAAAATTTTAAAATAGATTTAGAGTATAGGAAGGTATAATAATAATAAAATAAATTAATAAATTAATAAATTAATAAATTAATAAAAATAATAAGTATTATGTCAAATACAAATACAACGACTGTTACACCCATACCCATTAAACCACGATCTATCAAGATAGATGGTGTAACCTATGACGTAACGAATTTTGACCACCCGGGTGGCAGTATTATAGGGTATGCCGGAGTGAACGGTCACGATGCCGGGAACACGTTTCGCGAATTCCACGCCAGGTCCCGTGTTGCAAACCGATTTTTAGCATCACTTCCTCGAATGGATGAAGTCGACGTCGACGTCGATGTCGATGCCGAACTTGTAGAAAATGCCGAAAATGCCGAAAATGCCGAAAATGCCGAAAATATAACAACATACGATGCAACACCAATCAATGATGAGATTCAGCAGGATTATTTGAATATGCGTGCGAAACTGGTTGATTTAGGATGCTTTGAGCCCGATCACATTCACGTATATTTCCGCCTTATGGAAATAGCCTTCTTTTTCGGGCTGGGCGTTTGGCTCGCTCCCTATAACATCTATGCGTCCATGTTTGCATTTCTCATGTTTAAAACGCGGTGCGGGTGGGTGCAGCACGAAGGCGGACACCTCAGCTTGACCGGAAATAAAACGGTCGATCGCGGGATTCAAACGGTTACAATGGGGTTGGCTGGTGGAATGAGCAGCACCCTTTGGAATACGATGCATCACAAACACCATGCAACTCCACAAAAAGTCAAATACGACATTGATTTGGATACCACTCCGGCAGTCGCATTTTTTAAGACAGCATTTGAAGAAAATACCAACGGTCGTGTCGCGTCGCGGTATATGAACCGATGGTGGATGCGGTTTCAGTCGTGGCTATTTCTACCCGTCGTGAACGGCGTTATTGTGCACGGATTCTGGACATACTACCTGCACCCGAAACGCGTTATTACCGCGATACGTGCGGCGCCTACATTGAAAAAGAAGTGGATGCATGTTGGTGAAGCGATGTCCATGCTTTCATGCCACATCATTCTACCCTGGATTTTTTACGCGAGAGCGGGATATAGTCCGCTGGCGGCATATGCGATGCTCGTTCTGTGCAATTTCTGGAATGTAATTTACTTGTTCGGACATTTTTCGTTGTCGCACACGTTTACTGACGTTGTTCCTGAGACGGCGAACCCGCGATGGTACGAGTATGCGATTGGCCACAGTGTCAATATCAGCACCAATTCCGCGCTGGTTACCTGGATAATGGGCTACTTGAATTTCCAGATCGAGCACCACCTGTTTCCGAGTATGCCGCAGTATAAGAACGCACTTGCGTCGCGACACGTCCGGGAATTTTGCTCGAAGTGGGATGGAATTGGTGATAATGATAAATTGGCATTGAAGTTGAAATATCGCGAATATGGCTACTGGGACGCCTGGCGAAAAATGTTCGCCAACTTGACAGACGTTGGACAACATTATTTTGAGAATGGCATTTCTCTCAATTCGTCGGACGCTACCAATTCAAAAAAAACAATGTAATGTAATGTAATGTAATGTAGTGTGTAAATTTATTATTTATTTGTAGATGTTTGAATTAAATAAATAATTAATTAATGATTGAATGAAAAACAACCGCGATTGCATTTACACTTTGCGATTGGTAGGACTGTTATTTGTATTAATTTCACAGACGCATCCAACATTGATATCGCAACGCGTTCTTGTTCGTCATCCAATGTTAATACCAAAATGCTCTTTATAATAAAATATAGAAATTGTAATACTGTTTCAGATGATAGCGATATTTTAAAGTTTTGGTTTGTTGTATAGTCGTTAAACAAGCGAACAACTTCGTGTATAAAAGTCATAAAATGTATAGAATCATTCATGTCTATTTTTCCATCTTCCATGATTTTCGTAAATGCATCTAAAAAAATTCCGTTCAATTCCGTGACACTATTTGATAAAGAAACAATAGTTTTTATATTTTCAATGTCAATCGGTGTAAATTTTGTTTTATTTTCATCATATACCTTGATGACTTCCACATAAATTAATTCAGGTTGGTTCAATATTGCCCCCAATTTTACCCGAAGTGGCTTTATTGTTAAAATTAAATTTAAAATGACATTTTTTATAAAAACAAATACCAGCTGTTCATTTTCTGTGTATGCACTGATTGCACCGTTGGCTTGTGGTTGCAGTTGTAGAGGTTGTAGTTGTAGATGCGGAGGTTGTAGATGCGGAAGTGGTTGCATTTGGTGTTGCTTCAATTGCGGTTTCTTCTCTTGCTGCTGATGGTGATGATGCTGATGCTGATGCAATTGCACTAACTGCTGCGGTTGCATTTTCGTTTTTATTATTTATTAATTATATTTATTTATGATGTGAAAATAAAATTATAATAATAAACTAATAATAAAATAATAATAAACTAATAATAAAATAATAATAAACTAATAATAAAATAATATTATATTAATTAATATATTAATAATAATAATATTAATAAATAATCGATACGATCAAAAAAATGTATCCGCGTTCTTCTCTTGCGAAGTTCGAGTTCACACATAAACCAGCACGCGTGATACCACAATTTAAATTTCAAAGACACAATACTGCAATGGTAAATAGTATGATCATGAATAATACAACCACAACCACCGCTGGCAGCAAGCCGCGAGCCATAGTATTTGACGGCATACGCATAATTCAGGATCTTCGAGCGGTAACCGGAATGTGCGGTGCATGCAAGTAACGCGTAACAATTATACATACGTTCTTACTTGCAATTAGTTATTTACTTACCACCTCCTCGAAACGAGAGAAGGTATGCGGTCTTATTGAGTGCTGCGAGTATTTCGTCGCGAATGTTTAGTAAATCGCTGTTTTGAACTGGATCCAGTTTTTGCGTATATGAAATAAGCGTTTTCTTGTACTCGTCCATTTTACGCTTGAATTGTTCGGGGGTGCTGAAATCGTTCAATTTGACACTTGTATGGGGCAAACTGGCGCGAATCCCGCCGTGGTAACCCAGCATAACTTCTACGAATTCGTCAACATACTTGTTCAAATCCTCGTATAGTTCGTCGGTGGCTTTATGGGTTGCAAAGCTATACGTATTCCAGTGATACAATTTAACCGTATTCAGCATTCCCATGAAAAACAGAATTATTTCACCTGGTGAGTTTAATTTAATACCGGATTTGGGGTTTGAAACTGCATGGTATGGTGTGGGAGTTAGTTCCGCAACCGACTTGAAATTTCGACTCTGGCTACGATTTTTGCGAGAGTTGCTGCGAGTTCGAGAACGAGAACGAGAACGAGAACGAGAATTGGAATTAGTGGTTAATATTATCGGCGAATATGAAGAAGAATCTTTTATTATTTTCATTTTTTTAGCAGGAATCGTTTTAGGTACTTCGGATATAGGTGTAGGTGTATCCGGTGTATCTATTTCCTCTATTTTAACCCGAACGTGGTTGTTGTTCTTTTTAGCAGCACGTTTCTTTTTTCGTTTCTGTGTGAATCCAAACATTGTATGTATGTATGTATGGTATGTATGTGATATATGTGTGATATGATATAATATGTATTATAATATGTATTATATTATTTTATTTCTACGATTTTAATTTTTTTTACTCCGTCGTCGGATAGAATATCGTTTTCGTTTATTAGTTTTTCTTCGCCCGCCTCCTCTTCCACCATCACTATCACTTGAACTGCCACTGTCACTATTGACTACATACTCACCCGATTTCGCATTTTTTTTCCGCTCCGTTCGCCTGCGTCGTCTCTGATGTCTGAGAGCTTTGCTAAATGAAACGGCAGTTGATAATGATCCAATCCTATTCCCGGTAGATGGTGATGGAGACTGCACTTGTTTTGGTTGCTTGATTTCAAATTCAAGGGGTGCATCGGGTGGAAAAACGTGTAACGCACCCGCATCAATATACGGTATTAGCACTTGCGTTAAAAATGCATTGCCCATTTCAGACAATATTTGGAATCTATCTAAATCGACTCGGAACGGGGTTCCGCGTATGTGATTATATGAACGTATAGCAGTCATTAAAAAATTTAGAACAGTCGGTGTAATTGCTTGGCGGTCGTCTTCGTAATTTCTGGAAATATTGGAAATTCCATTTAATATGAACGATTCTAAATCTTCTAAATGTTCGTCGTCTTCTGGTAAAATATATTGTCCTAAATTTTCCAAACATGTAGTAATAGATTTGCTTTCTTCGGTTGCATTATAGTCGCCTCTAAATATTTCGCGGGTTTGGTTTTGCAACGTTTTGAAAATAATCTTTAGACTTTTCTGATCCCCAAGTTGTCTGATTGCGTTTGTGTATAATGATGCCGCCATCGCACACAAGTTGTTTTGATGTTATTAAATTATTATAATATTATAATAATTTTTCTCATGCGTGATATAAATAATCCAACTTATAACAACTTATGACGAACATAATTCACATTCCTGAATTTCTATTTCACTGGGTCCATTAAATCCAGAGCCGAAGCCAGAGCCAGACCCGGCTACAGACGCTTCTACCGCGACAGTGAATTGCTGCGCCTGGTGTTTCGCTTTTCGGCGCAGGTAATAAATTCCCGTTTTCAGACCCTTCTTCCACGCGTAAAAATGCATCGACGTCAGCACATTATAGTTTGGGTCTTCCACCCACAAATTCAAACTCTGACTCTGGCAGATATACGCACCGCGATCCACCGACATATCAATCAAATGTTTCATCGGGATTTCCCAAACGGTCCGGTACTTGTTTTTCAAGTGTTCATCAAATCCAGCCACATCCAATTGCTGAACACTGCCCTTATGTTTAATAATACTCTGCTTCGTGCGCTCGTTCCACGCTCCGATTCGGATAAGATCGGTCATAAGGTATCGGTTCACAACGATGAATTCGCCGGCCAGGGTTCGGCGCGTATAAATATTACTCGTAATGGGTTCAAAGCACTCGTTATTACCCAGAATCTGCGACGTGCTCGCCGTGGGCATGAGCGCGACGAGAAGCGAATTGCGCATCCCATGCGTCTTTACCCGCGCCTTTAATCCATCCCAATCGTATCGTCCCGGTGTAGGCTGAACTCCCCATAAATCAAACTGCAGCACGCCATTGGACGCTGGTGATCCCACAAACGTTTCGTAAGCGCCGATATGCGCGTTAACGGCGGCGTCCGTGTGTATTGATTGCAGATTGCAGTAACGTTCGTATGCGATATTTGCCGAAGTCTCAATTGCTGCATGGTATATAGTTTCAAAAATAAGCCGATTCACTTCGAGCGCCGCGTCGCTGTAAAACGCCAGGTTCATCATGAGAAACACATCGGCCAAACCCTGGACTCCGATACCGATGGGGCGGTGTCGCATATTGCTGACCCGGGTTCGTTCAGTCGGGTAGAAATTAATATCAATTACGCGGTTCAAATTCCGCGTGACGGTTGCGACTACCGAGTGTAGCTTATCGTAATCAAACGTTGCACCGGCACCACCGGCACCACCGGCACCACCGGCACCAGAACATACAAACCGATTAAGCGCAATACTTGCCAGATTGCATACCGCCGTTTCATTCTCGTCAGAATACTCAATAATCTCGGCGCATAAATTACTGCTTCGAATCGTGCCCAGATTCTGCTGGTTGGACTTCTTGTTTGCCGCATCCTTGTAAAGTAGATACGGTGTTCCGGTTTCCATCTGGCTGTCCAGTATTTTCAGCCACACATCACGCGCCTGGACGGTTTTGCGCTGTTTTCCGGCGGCTTCGTATTGGGTATACAGCCGCTCAAAAGCGTCGCCGCAAGCGTCACTGAGCCCAGGGCACTCGTCCGGACAGAACAAGCTCCACGTCGAATTCTGCATAACGCGCTGCATAAAGAGGTCGGGCACCCAGAGCGCATAGAATAAATCACGCGCTTTCGCTTCTTCGTCTCCGTGGTTTTTTTTCAGGTCCAAAAAGGCTTCAATGTCTGCATGCCACGGTTCGACGTATATGGCGAAGCTCCCGTTTCGTTTTCCACCCTGGTCGATGTAGCGCGCAGTGTTGTTAAACACGCGCAGCATGGGAACGAGCCCGTTCGACATTCCCGCGGTTCCGCGAATCAAGCTGCCGGATGCGCGAATATTGTGCACATGCAGTCCCACCCCGCCCGCATACTTGGAAATGATGGCGCACTCTTTCAGTGTGTCAAAAATACCCTCGATGCTGTCGCACTCCATTGCCACGAGGTAGCACGAACTCAGCTGCGAACGCGGCGTGCCGGCATTGAACAGTGTCGGGGTGGCGTGTGTAAAGTATTTCAGGGACATCAAGTCATACGTTTCTCGAACGCGCGCAAGAACGTCTACCGGAGATTCGGTGTCACTTGAGGTAGAAACATGTATCCCGAGAGATACACGCATCCACATGTGTTGTGGGCGCTCCACAATCACACCGCCGGCGCACCGCATCAGGTAAGAGCGTTCGAGCGTCTTGAATCCAAAATAGTCAATATCATAGTCGCGCTCGTAATCAATCATGGCGTTGAGAGCGTCGCCGTTCGATTGCACGAATGAGTTGAGTGCATCGGAAACGAGCGGAACGTGGCGACCGCTGGTGTCGCGAAAATTGTATAGCTGTGTTACCACGTCGCGGTAGTCGTCGCTGGTGGCTTTGTGATGATTTGACATAATAATGCGACCGGCCAGCGCGAGGTAGTCGGGATGCGTTGCGGCCATAGTCGCACATTGTTCTGCTGTAAGCTCGTCGATTTTCGTGGTGCGAATACCGTCGTGCAACTGGTCAATCACTTTAATGGCGAGCGCCGTATAGTTAATAGACGTTATTCCGCCTTGTGCGCCCACATTCTTTACGCGACTTAGTATTTTATCAAATGCCACATCTTGCGATGTTCCGTCGCGTTTCACGACGCGCATATCCTGTTCCTGCTCCCGGTGCTGCATGGTATTTTGGTCTGGATGATCTTGCATTTATTTGACGGGTTGAACCTTCTTTTATATTATATATTATATCTGAACGAATGACAAAATATGTTTTTATACCAAAATTTTTATTTATATTTTATTTTATTCATTGAAGAATTTAATAATATATAAAAAAATATAAAATTGAAATGAACTGTTTGCACTTAAACTGCACAATCAATTATACATACACAATTGTATATATTTAATCGTCGCATATGCATATGACCACAACCACGAAATCATCGATGTTCTATAGAACCTATGCAATCATATCGTGGCATCAATATCAGATGATTGTTCCTTCGAGTCACCACACAATTGACCATTACGAACAGTGGTGCAAACAACAAGCGGAGGATCGCGAGGCGCACGTCATGGTTCTCATGGACAAGGTTGTCAAGATAACAGGGATGCATTATGTAATGGGCTGGTCTTGCCAGAATTGCGCAGACACCAATGGACACGTTGATATACGAACTGGGAAACATTATCCATACGGGACGTCGTCATTTTGCGAAGACATCAAATGCTAAAAAAATTGATAATGTATTCCAAGAGAATATATTACCAGTAGGATTCTTTCACCATAAGATACGACTACAACACAACTAAAATGTTGGCATTTCTCCGTTCAAATCTGTATCCTACTGCCATTGCGCAGCAACCCGAATTGAAGGCGCGCACGGATCAGCTGCGATTCACATTGCTTTCGCGCAGTATGAAAATACGCGACAATATCAAAAAGGGGATTCAGCCTGGTTCTGGTTCTGGTTCTGGTTCTGGTTCTGATTACGAACCCGAACTCATCGAAACTGCGGCGGGTGCCGAAATTATTCTCAAGGAACTCCGATTCTGCAAGCTGACAATGAACTTCATTCTCAGCGTCACTGGCAAATACCACGAATCTGCATATGACAATGTTGACAGGTATATCGAATACAACGATCAAGACAATCAGGACAATCAGGATCTGAACGAGGATCTGGAAGAAGGACCTGCGGAGTTGGAAGACGCATGCGCATCACGAGATGACAACAACCGCGACCGCGATCTAACATCGGAACAAAAGCATTCAAGTCGACTCATTGGCGAAGCATTTCAGATGAATGCCGTTTACATTCAGCTCTGTTCATCACTTGGAATCAGCTGTCTTCACGCCACGCTACTCGACAAAACCAGTTCCAATGCAGCATTCGATGCCGAAATGTTCAAATCGATCCATCATGCAATTCAAGAACGATCTGTAGCCGAACTCACAATCTCAACGCTATGTGATCTTTCCCGCGAATTGTGGCAAATGATGAATGCGCTTGCGTTTGCAAATCTGTATCGATACCATTACGAGTTCCAGAAAAACCAAATGGTTACCGCGCCACCGAACCCCGAAGACTCTATATTCAACATGCATTAAACACACCGCCGCGCGCTGACAACTCGGCAACTCACTAACTAACCCATAACTCGTTTTGCAGGTGCTAATGTAAGTTTTTTATATAGAATACAAAATACAAAACACGCCCACACACACACACACACACACGTAAAACTAAAATCACCGTCTATGAGATCGCTTATGCTTGCGAGTGAGACCACGCCGAGTCCGCGAGCGCCGAGATCTTTTATTATATGATCCACCACGACTCTTTTTGCTTTTGCTTTTAGGTGATGGGGAACCAGAAACGACAACGTCGGCGCCATCGGCATTTTTGTATTTGTGAGATTCATTCTTGGTTGTGGCGAATGTTGCATGAGACGCACTAACGGATAATTTCAGTGAAGTTGGAGCCCCGGGTTTGTCAAACAAACTACCCGGGGCCGATTGTTTGAACGCGGCAGCCGAACCGTCCGGAAAGGCAATCAGTTTAACTTGGCACTCAGGCTCAGTATGTGTCATTCTGGTATATATTTCAACATGATTTGCAGGACTTTCCCCGTAATTTTCAGTATGCACAATTTCGTCAAGCTCTTCACCGGTAAACTTTTTCTTTTTCAATAAATGAGAACCCAAAAATTCTTTTGCTAAATTAGGCATCGTAATTAATTAAAATGAATTAAGATTGTTTATTTCAGTTATATATATATAATACATTTTATTTTATTTAATAACCATTATGTTAAAAATTAAAACTTGTTGGGAACGCGCAGAATATAATTGCGCGCAATTTCATCATGAATTTGGCCCAGCGAAATGGTGAAATTGAAATTGGTATCCCTGAAATCAACAAGACGACCATCGTGATACCTCATGGTGAATTTTAGCCGCCGCAACTTATCAATAACTGGATTAAACTGTGCCATATTATAAAGATACATGTAACTATTGGACGCAGCAAATCCAGTGCCAGTCGGATTTGAATTCAGTGGTATTTTTGCAAAATAAGAGTTGACAGTGCCATTGAAATCGTTTCCACGACCCCGATTTGTGGCACTTCGATACGGTTCAATCTCGTCGCACGAGTTCATTTTCTCGATCTCCATGTAAATTGCGGTATCTCCGTATATATCCAGAATAAATGGGGCTTGGACGTAAAACAGGTGTTGTGGCGCACTTAACCAAAGAGACGGTCGATTGGACCCGAAATGAATTTCCTTTGTCGGCGCCTCGACCGCGTCATAATTCTTCCTGGAAAATCCCAAAAAGAATGGCAGTCCCCAATGAGACGACTGTCCCCACACTATCGGCTGGTCGCATTTTTTAATGTATCCGGTATAGTCCTGGGCGGTTCCGAACATTAACTGGAAATTATCACGGTCATTTGCTATCCAAACTCGCTGGGTTACACCGTCATAATACACGTGAAAATGCGAATATGCGACATTGGAAAGCGTGTCTGGATTATCATCAGTTGCATCAGCGTCAATGATGAACGCCTCCACACTTCGATTCATTTTATATTCAATTTCACTTGTTAGCTGTTGTGGGGTGTAATACCCCTCCGAAATTTCGACATAAAATGTGTTGCTTACACCACCATCACCATCTTCAATACCTTCGCCATTGTTCAGGAAATAATATATTGCATCATCCATCGCGCTTCCACTTCCGGTTACATAGCTTGAAGGAAATATCTTGAACGAAAATTTGGTATTCTGATACTCCCTACTAAATGTATAATTGGTTGTTGTAATATTGCACTCCACCAGCTGCAGAGTAGACACGCTGGTATACGTGATCGGGAGCTGGATTTCAAACTGATTTGCATTCGGCCACTGCAAGAGATCTCTGTCCTCGGAATGAATTGTTAACAGCTTACGGTCAAGAACAAACGTTTGCTCTCTGGGAATGAGCTGGTGCGCGTTGTTCAAATTAAAATTGAGCTGACTACTCGCGAATTTCGCGGTGTTCATCGCTGACTTGTGTTCTTGCGCCATTTGTATTGATCGTATTATGTATTATATTATTTTATATTATTTTATATTATTGTATGGATTATTGATTATATATGATTGTATTTTATATACATATATAATTTATATAATTTAATTATAAAAAACCTCTGAATCAAAAAAATTTATTTTGAATGTAATCAAAAAATGTATTGAAATATATTTTTTGATGTAAAAAAGAAAAAGGTATCATATAATTCTTTGCATTTTATTTGCAAGACAAATTACCTTCCCCTGCCGCTAAATCCACCAACTGCTCCGCCGCGACCGCGAGTGGGTTTTACGCCGGCAAATCTGCGCTCTCCTGCACCCGATGATGCGCCACCAGATGAGGAGAATGTCGATGGTGCAGACGAATGCGAGTGTGCCAAAGTCGATTCGGGTTGGGCAGATTTATACTGAGAGCGAGCGGTGTGGCGCGTCTCGCAAATGAGCTGACCGCCATGGATGCCGCGAACCTTTGCGCACTGATATTCGTGATTTCCGCTGGTAGTCTTTACGACGCTGAATTCAACATACTCACCTTGAACAAGGTATCGATACTGGTCCTCGCCTACCGCCACTTCACTATGATGCGCAAATACGTCGGACCCGATTGCAACCGACGCCTTCTCGTCAGTTGATATCACAGTGATAAATCCGTAGCCGTACTTGTTGTTGAACCACTTCACTCGACCGGTGTATTTGGTTTCGGATGCGGAACTTGCTGCGGGCACCGCCGGCGTTGATGAAGAGACTTGGTCGCTCATTTGATTATATGTGAATGAATGTTATGTTATTATAAGGCGGATTGTTGCTTATATGCGTAAATAATTACAAATCTTTAAACCATTTTGATCTTAAAATAATATAAATATTATTAACGCATTTAATCATAAATATCAAATATCAATATAGAAATATAGGATACGTATAGATAGGAATACGCAACAACAATGTCAACATTATCAGAACGAGTAAGTTCAACTGAAAATAAACATTTACTGTGGTCACTGCTTAGCGAAGAGAATATATTCGCGGGTCTGCACGATGACGCAATTCCGTTAATTATAAACATATTTGAAACTGCAATTAATACAACGTCCAATGCGTGCACGCACATGTTAGTCAACCGCAATGACACAAATTCGCTTGCGGAACTGAACAAGGATGTTATACAGCGCGTAATAGCAGATGTTTCAAAATATAAGGCGGCTGCGTCAATCGTTACACAATCTGCCTCGAAGCAAATACAATCATCCGCCGCATCCACGACGTATAAATCGGCGGATTTGCATGAAGCGCGCGTAAAGGATATTACATCGAAGCTCAAAATACACGAGGATGACATGAACTCATTTTTGGTGTTGAAAAAACCGGCAGAAATAAATTTTGCAGATGACGCATTAAAAGAAGACCGACCCATAGGAGACGAAATGGAACAGCTGATACAAGCCGCACTTGCAACGCGAGCGCGAGAACTGGAAATTCTACAGCAACCATTACCATCACATTCATCCCAACAATCGTCGCAATCAATACAACCCCAACCCGATCAGAATCCTCATGCGCCTCATAAAAAAAATGTGTCGTTTGCGTCAGAACAAACAAACACAAACACAAACACAAACAATGATACCACAACCGTCGAGATGGAAATAGGAACATTATTTGGTAAATTAAAACGTTCGTCACAACAGCAAAAGCAACAGCAACAGCAAGAGCAACAGGCGTTGAACAATACGAATGATTCAATTGATTTATTTAATAATAATATCCACACAAACACAAACACAAACACAAACACTGCAATGGATACAATGAACGACATATATAAATTATTGGTTAGTATGAGAGCCGAAATACAAGATCTGCGCGATTCTGTAAAACGAATCGCACATCAATCATCGCTTTCGGATTCAGTCGCGTCATCAGAGTAAGACGGGTTTGACCCAGCATCCGAATTGAGCAGCGCAAATGCGTCAAGCATGTATTCCTCAAACACTTTGCCCTCATATGCTTCAATCACGGTGCGAATGCGGGAATTGATTGCCGTGGGCGTGACATTGCGCAAATCTCCGTCTTGCAAACCCGCGAAGATTCGTTTCTCAAAATGTTCGCGGGTGTATTGGATTTTGATGTATTGCTTCCACATCCCATCCCTGACCGTCGAATCGCCTCCACCGCACTGTATCCAGTCGCACAACATCATCCCGCAAATTCCAGACAGTTTTCCATAAACGCGCTTTGGTTTTGTCACATATTGCAGCCCGGAGTTGATGATTCTGAAGAACCATCTCAGAAACGTGCAGACACGCTCTTCTTGAATGGGTTCGACGTCTTTGATGGTGACGAGGATGGGTCCATTTTGCGCATACGATGTGGTGATGCATGATGTCTGCATCAGCGCGGTCGCCAGGATGATTCCGGCGAACTCTTTCAAGTTCGAACGCGTTTTTCCTTCACCTACCGTTGCCCACATGAATTTGCGTATCTGTTCGCAAAACTCGGGCGCAGAATTCAGCTTGTAAAGCAACTTCATCACAGCAGTTTGAGCCCGGTTGTGAAACTTGTCGTTGTCACTCAGCGGCTTGGAGCTGTTCAGGCGCTCAAACATGTCGGAAATGTGCGAATCAAACTCTTCCTGCGACATGTCTTTGCCTGGCGAAATGTTGTCAATGCGCACCTGATACATGTCGAACGCAGACTGTTCCTGGGGTGTCAAATCGGCATACGTCTTGCCGTTCCACTTGACGCCGTTCAACATGAACTCTTGAAGAGCACCCAGCCTGGTTTGTCCGTCCTGGATGTTGTAGTAGATCTCGCGAGATGAGTCAACGTGTGTAGTCACGATGATTGCGCCGATGGGATAATCCTTGAAGATGGTGTCGACGAGGGCAACCTTGTATTGAAGCGGCCATGCCGGGAATCGCTGGTGTTCGGGAACGCGATACATTTTTGATCCCAATGACCTGTCTGCATTGGGATCAAATATATCAACTCCGATGATATCTTTGAGTGCGCGCGTGTTCTGCTCGCGCTTGATTTTCGTTTGCTTCACAAGTGATGAGGATGAGGATGATGAGGCCATTGCGTTTGTGTGTCGTTTCGTAAGTAACTTAAGAACTCTGCTATTCTAATTACATACATTGGAAAATGTAATCAATTTTTTTATATCTATTTCATTTTCATCTATATTTCATTTTCGTTTAGATGAATAATTATTAGTGGTTCATAGAATAAATAATATTTAGTATAAGTAAGCCAAACTATTTCATCGAATATATTATTTATATAATTATAGTATTGAATATTGAATGTCGTCTGCACCACCAAGCACAACCGCAGCCAGCACATCTTCTTCATCCAGAAAAGAATTTGAAAGTGGTGTTAATATATTTTCTCTATTGATAGCTGCAGCATTCGTGTTAAAAATAGTTTTTCAATTGATACAAAAGCTCAAGACAGGAGATAATGCAAATACAGTTCCCACCGTTGAAAATCCGCTGGGTTCCAATCCGTCCAAAGCGGGCGGACAAGCTGATGCGACAATCGGAATGTATGGATGGTCCGGTTTTTGGCTGATTTGTCTTATGGTAACTGTTATTTCTATTCTCATGCGACGCTACATGGCACCGTCAGCTGCATCCGGACCATTAAACGTTATATTTTATTCGATGCCGTTCGTAATGGCGATTGCGCTCGTCGTTTGGACCATTATACAAACGACAACGTATCGACACAAGATAAATATGAACCAAATACCATCATCATATATGACATGGTCCATTGTATCAACTGTCAATCTTATGCTTATGTTTGGTGTTATTTATGCACTGTGTTCGAAACTATTGACATGCGGTGTTATTGGTCCAACCGCCGGTAAAAGCGAAAGCATCTTGATTTTGCTTGCGTGGACTTCACTTATTTTAGGCATGCTTACATCCGGCGTGCTTCTCGTGTCCCACGTGCTTGTGGCATGTTACACAACAGACGGATAGTTAGCGTCGTTGCATTTGCTGCTGCTGCTGCTGCTGCTGCATCATAGCATCTGGAGGCTGAAAGTTTCGCTGCTGCTGCTGCTGCTGCTGAAACTGGTTCTGAGCCCCGCCAATTTCACTGTTACGCTTTTGCTGAAGCTGCTCCATTGAAACCGACCCCACCTTATCTGGAGTATAGTCTTCTGTTGGTGTATTTATTTTATCGTGAAAATCTATGGTGGCGTAGTTGTAAAGCTGTCGCAGTCCTCCACTACCCTTTGCTGCCAACTCATCGCTCGTCTGGTCGAGAAAACTGAAATTATCGGATGCTACGCCGAACCCTCCCATGAAATCCTTTCCCGTTGAAAACGGGAATGGTTCGCCGTTATTCTGAGTGGCGGCATTATTGGCAACAACGATGCGCGGCTGCATGTGATGCAGTATAGCCTCGCCGAATAAAACTTTATGACCCTGTGACAATAGAAGCAGGGCTGGAACGCGGTCGATTTGTGGCGGAAGAATCACCTTGTCGCCATTTTCGAGGACAATGTACCAGTTATTCCCAACCTTTATACGTTTATCAATGCACATGAAATGAACGTCTTTCTGAGCACTGCCTCGCGCAAGTGACTGCAATGTCTTCTTCGACTTTTCGCACTGATTGCTATAATACAATATACAGCTCATACGAAATAAAATTAAATAATTAAATTGTTATATATGTTAAAAGTAGTGATAATTATATAAGTATTATAACGCTGTGAATGAATTATTATAATTATTTCATTTTTTAATATTGTTATTTTTAAATAATAATATTAAAGTATAAAATTGATTTACAATAATAAGAATAATCGTATATATACCAAATCAAACAATCATATCTATATCTCGATACATACAGATACAATGCAAGCTCTTTTAGACGCAGGTGTGCAAAAACTTATGGAGAATGCGCCGAAAATCATGCAAGACATCATGGGTGGCGGAAGTAAAGATGGCGATAAAGGGGGTGATGTGGCTGACGCCGCCACCGCAAAACCTAAACTCAAGCGCGCTAAAGGTGAAGCCGCGGCGGCTGCTGCAGGCTCGTCGTCATCATCGTCATCGGCAGAAGACGCCGGAGATCCATTATCCACATCCACAACAGTCAAACCGAAAAAACGTGTAAAAAAGGCGGCAGATGCATCGGCATCTGGTGTATCGGAAACAACACCGCTTTCTGCCGCAAAGGCAAAGTCAAGCAAAATCAGTGTTGCTGCTGCTGCAGCGATGACATCCGGTGAGTCGGGAACTGAAAGCACCAAAATTAATCATCATGCATTTGCGCGCGTTATAAAGCCGCATCCAGAAGGCGCTGCACTTAAATTTACTCTGGAGAATGCAGACGTATCCACCGCAAATGCAATTCGGCGCATCATTCTTTCAGAAATCCCCACGCTCGTATTTCGAACTGATGTGCGCTCGGATACAACCACCCAAACCACGTTTCACGTGAATACGACTCGTCACCATAACGAGATTCTAAAACAGCGATTGCGATGCATTCCAATTGGCTCGCCTGGAAAGGATGTTGATATTTCAAAATATTGTTGCGAAATACGCAAGAAAAATACAACGGAAAGCACCGTTTATGTGACAACTGACCATGATGATTTCAAAGTGATTGAGCGCGATACAAAAAAAGTGAATGAAGCGCTTACCAAACTCATGTTTAAGCCAGACCCGGTGTGCAATCAATACATTGATTTCGCTCGTCTGCTGCCGAAAGTAGCGGACTACACTGAAGGTGAAGAACTGCACGTCACTGCTGAATTCGACATGGGGATCGCAGAACAAGACAGCGCATTCAACGTATGCTGCACCTGCGCATACGGGTGCACACCTGACACTGAAAAGCAACTCAATGTATGGGACGAACTCCCATCGGACTCGGACGTCAAAAAAGATGGAAAAAAGAATTGGGATTTACTCAGTGCACGTCGCATCGTTAAAGAGCGGTCGTTTGACTTTTTGGTTGAAACTGTATCCGCAAGCGTGTATACGAACGGCGAACTTGTTAGGAAGGCATGCGACATCATGAAAATCAAATGCGAAACGTTCATTTCGTCGCTTGAAGATTCCGCGGATATTAATATTGTGGCGGCAGATGTTACAATGCCATATGCATTCAACATCATTTTGAGGCGTGAGGGATACACGCTGGGCAAGGCACTCGAACACATGATTTATACGAAGCATTACACTTCATCTGGCGATATGAAACTGACATTCTGTGCATTCAAAAAAGCGCATCCGCATGACGTGGATAGCTATATTCAGGTAGCCCTTCAGGACGACGCGCCCAACAAGGTTGCAGTAATATCGTCAATGGCGGTACGCGCGGCAAAGGATATTATTGCAATTTTCGAAAACATTAAGGAGCAGTTTAAATCAGAACCATAGTGTGGATATATTTACTTAGCAGGAGCAGGAGCAGGAGTAGGAGTAGGAGCAGGAGCAGGAGTAGGAGCAGCAGCAGGAGCAGGAGCAGGGGCAGGAGCAGGAGAATCACTGGCGGGAGAAGCGGGAGAAGCGGGAGAAGCCGACTTCTTATTCTTTTTTACTTCTCCGACTGATTTGAATTTGAGTATTCCCATAAAGAAGCTGCTTGCAAATGCTCGCAGACGATTCACCTTGTCCTTAAAAATGATGAAATATACGATGACTACAAGCACAGACATAAATAGCGCCACATTCATATCAAGATCGTAAAATGCGCACAGAATGATCGCCGTAACAAAACAAAACATCAATGATGGCACAATTTCAAGAAATATTTTCTGAAAGTTTTTGAATCCACGAGCAATGGGATAAAGCATGAGTGCACCAAATACCATTATTGGCTGTATTGAGTAACTTGCCGCCGCCATTGGAAGTATAGTGAAACATCCGATCACGAGAAACAACGCAAGTCCGCTCACGCTCCGCATAAGCGACATGGCATTATCGTATTTTGAGTCAGGTTTATCCTCCTTCTTTTTATGAGTTATGTTTGCTATAGCCCCAAGTACCATCGTAATTGGACCCCAGCCGCACGCGAGAACAAACGCTATGAATGCAATTATGAACGGTATAATAAACACCATGACATTCGAGATGTATGCATAATCAGAATTCTTATCTTCCGTCATCGGGTCCGTAGCACTCGGCGTCTTGTTTATCATGAATATGCGAAGTTTCCTGAATAATCGTTTTAGAAGGAACCTACCATACCCGTATGAAAAATACAGACTGTTTCCCATAAGCTCCTTCGACATGATCGAAAATTCTTTGAATCGACCTTCTGCAAGAAACTCTTTACCAATTTGTTTATCATTTTTTAGTTCACCACTTCCTTCATCCATTTCAACTGCTAAACTACTGTAGGGCCAAGCAGGATCCCTGCTCTCTTTTTTAAATTTGAAAAATTTAACCAATTTTCCAATTGTAGGTTTATCTTTGTTTTTATTGGGGTCATCGGTTTCATCATCTTCATCTTCATCTTCCTCGTCCTCTTCATCTTTCCTATCCTTTGCGGGAACCATCCCCCTTTTAAAATTAAACCCATACGGTGCAACCTGTATATCGTCTGGAAACAACTCATCGAGCTCTTTAAAAATATTATTAGTATATTCAGTATCATCGGGGCGAATGAATGATAGCACATTTGCGCATATCAATCCGAAAATAAAAATGTAAAGAATGCTATAACAAACATGTTCACCAAAATTCCTGAATCGCGTCATTATATCATTAATACTCATTTTTGGTCCTTTATTTAACCTGGCCGATGCTCCGCCGACTGCGGCGGAGGCAGCGGCATTATTGGGATTATATAAAGCAGTTCCACTTCCAGACATCTTCTTCTTATTATCTTATCTTAATTGTATGGTTGTTGTTATAATTTGTTATATTTTATTATATTTTATATTAAACGATGATCGAATTTTTAATATAATGAATGTTTTGTAGATATAGATATATATTGATTAGATATGAATAGTCAGTTCATGTGCATATTCGGTAGTAGTCGCTCATGATGGATGTTTTGCTCGGTCGGGTGATTTTGCATATTTGACCCGGTCGAATTCCAATCGCCTGAGCTACTGGATCGTAACGAGATATATTTGGTAGTTGGTCGGTGTTTGTCACATTGTATCTGCGCATCACATCGTTGGCCTGCGCCTCGGTAAGAATCTCGTGATTTGGGACGTACTGGTGTTCCAGAATATTGAATTGTAGCTGATCCAGCGTGAATATAACGATGAAATAGTCAGACTGAACCCAGAGCTGGTTTAAAAGTTGCACCGTCGCGTCATTGACACCATGTTTCGTTACGATAATGAGTGTATCATTTTTGGGTGTTTTGAGCACTTGGTCTAAAACAAATAGGTCTTCCACAATGTTATGAATATCGCTTTGCGACAATTTTTGGGACACCGCGTATTTGATATATACGTCGCGCTTGTTCCGATCCGATTCTGCTACTCCATTTGTAATCAGCATGTCAAGCTGGTCATGTCCCTTCATCGTATGAATCTCATGCGTTCCCGCGCCTTCATAGTTCTCCACCGAATACCCTTGACGTTTCAGCAAATCCAACAGGATTACGCGCGACTTGTATATGGCGGTAATCAACATGCTTGACTGCTCTTTATCTTCTTTAGCTGCACTCGCGGTGGATGCGGCTGACGCACTGGCGCCTACAGTCTTTGATTGCGACATTGATGATGGATGAACGAATGAACAAACAATTAAATTGAATGTGAATAGTATTACTAATGTTACTAATGTTACTAATGTATATCTATATATTTATGTATATCGTTTCAATTAAATTATTTAATAATTACATAATAAAATAATTTAATAAAATACTATTATTTAAGATAAATAATATAATATAATCGTGTATAATCGTATAAGGTATAAGTGTATATTATATAATAAGCGTACAAGTATATTTTACAAATTTTACAAATAGTAATTCATTCATATACTTCCATTCCATTCCATTCCATTATTCCATCCAATATGTCAGCTGCTGCTCATGACGCGAAATCATCTAAATCATCAAAACCATCGACTGCTGCGAAAAGGTCCCACGCAACTCGCGACGAATTAACAAATTTGCCGTGGAGCATAATTGATAATTTTTTCTCGCATGATGAGCAAGTTCTCGTTAAACATCATATTTCATCGTATGATCTATTTATGCGCGATGGATTTCCAAAAATATTGAGAGATGAAAATCCTATAACATTAGAATTCAAGGATGCAGACAGTGAGCGAAATAATCTTTCAACAAATATTTTATACACGTGCAAGCTGTTTTTAGGCGGGAAGAACGGAACCTCTGTGTATTATGGAAAGCCAACCATTTATGACGACGATACAAACGACGAAAACGTCCCTGTAGAAGACGCAGGTTTTAAACACTACATGTATCCCAACGAGGCCAGATTGCGAAATATGTCATACGAAACTACCGTGCACGTTGATGTGCTTGTTGAAATGACGTATCCCAATCCAGAATATGTTGATGATGCCACAAACGGAGATAAACCGAAGACGATTTTAAAATCGTCTACTATCTCGCGTGCATATCTTGGACGATTCCCCATCATGGTGCAATCCGATTTATGTATTTTAAAAGGGCTTGCCCCGCAGGCGAGGTTCTATATGGGCGAATGCCGAAACGACCATGGCGGCTATTTCATTATAGACGGCAAGGAAAAGGTTATCATTTCGCAAGAAAAATTTGCCGACAATTTAATTAATATCCGCGTAATGGGAGGAGACGATGAAGATGCAAAAAGTAGCGGTAACGTGTTTACGCATTCTGCCGATATACGAAACATCTCTGAAGATCCGTCTAAGCCGGTTAGAACCATGTCGGTTCGCATCGTCGCACAGACGCCGTCGCATACTCACGGCAATATCGTGGTAATGATTCCTAATGTGCGCAACCCGGTTCCTCTCTTTATTGTCATGCGCGCCCTGGGAGTTGAAAGCGACAAGGAAATAATAGAACACTGCTTGTATGATTTGGAGGCCAATGCGGGTATTGCGGACATGTTTGTCCCATCCGTCCATGACGCGGGTCGTATTTTTACTCAGCGCCAGGCGCTGGAGTTCATTGGCATGCTAACCAAGCTGGGCAACAACGTAAATACAGATAGGGATAAAACAATCAATTGCGCTCACGAAATATTGAGCGATTACATGTTGCCCCAGGTTGGAGAACTGAATTACAAGCACAAAGCATACATGCTGGGTTATATCGTAAATAAGCTTATCCGCGTTGCCGCGAAAATAGACCTTCCCACCGACCGCGACAGCTTTCGAAACAAGCGCGTAGAAGTGTCAGGCACGCTCATGTATGATTTGTTCCGAGAATACTATAAAATTCAAATAAAAAATATTCGACAGTCCATTGATTCAACATACTATTACGAGAAAACGGATAAATACCAGGGTGAAAATTTCACCAGCTTGATAAGCCGTGTAAATTATAAAATGCATTTCAAGGAAAATGATCTGGAGCAGGGGGTGAGACGAGCGTTCAAGGGGAACTGGGGATCCACTTCGCACACAAAACGAATCGGGGTCGTTCAGGATTTGAACCGATTATCCTATAATTCGTTTATTTCGCACCTTCGCAAGATAAATTTAGAGATGTCCGCCGGTGCAAATCTAATTAAACCGCGATTGCTGCACAGCTCTCAATGGGGCATGATTGACCCGGTGGATGTTCCAGACGGGGCAAATACGGGACTTCACAAGCACTTGTCAATCACAACGCACATTACGGCTGGGTGTTCGGCGCAACCCATGATCGAGTGGCTCAGGGACCGCGGAAACATCAGATTCATAGACGAATGCGAGCCGCGCCAACTGTTTTATATGGCTAAAATTCTTGTAAATGGCACGCTCTGGGGTGCGACCGACACACCGATCGAACTTATCAACACGTTTAAATTACATCGACGCATTGCGCTTATCCCAGTGTTTATCAGTATTCGCTGGCACATTTCATCAAATGAAATCCATATATTTACTGACGCGGGTAGGCTGTGCCGACCACTTTTTTATACCGACCGAGATATCGTAGTTGGAGCTAATGAAAATCCTGATACGGAGGTGGGGCATCCAAGCTACCATAGAATGCTACACCGCACGGCAAACACTGCAGATGATAAACCAGATAAAAAACCAGATACAGATAAAAAGGAAAAAGAAACAGATACAGATAAAAAGGAAAAAGAAAAATGGGCGTGGAAGAATCTTGTTTCTGGAACGGCCGATAAAAACGAACACGTTCGATTTGAATATGGAAACTATAAATTCTATACAGTGCAAGAGTTATATGCGGATGGCGGCCGCACAGAAAAGGAAGCAGTTGAAGGATCTGAGACAACAAAAATGATGGATAAATTGAGAAAAAATAAAGCAATTGTTGAATTCTTAGATCAATCTGAAACGGAGTCGGCGTTTATTGGCATGACGCTTCCAGATCCATCTTCGATCCCCGAATTGAGTGATGGTGGTGTCGTCGCATTAAAAAACATGTACACGCACTATGAAATTCACCCGTCGCTTATTTTGGGTGTAATGGGCAACCAAATTTCATTTGTAGAAAATAACCAGTTTCCGCGAGACGCGTTTGGATGCGGCCAGGCTAAACAAACCGCTTCTTTGTATCACACCAATTATTTATCGCGTATTGATAAAATGAGTATGGTTATTAACAACGGTCAAACTCCGCTGGTGAAAAGCAGGTTCCTGGAATACATAAATAAAGAGGAACATCCAAATGGAGAGAATGCAATTGTGGCGATCATGTGTTACAGTGGTTATAACGTGGAAGATTCCATACTATTTAACGAGGGGGCTATAAAGCGCGGACTGTTCAACATAACGTACTATAACATGTATGAAGACTGCGAAGAGAGCTCCCCGATTCCTCCAATTCCAGGCATTCACACAAATCATACAAACACCCGTTTTTCGGACATGAAGAATGTGCAAGCACGAGGTATTAACACCGACCACGACTACCAGCACCTTGACGCGCATGGCATTATTCGGGAAAACGTGGAGCTGAACGATCGTATGGTTGTTATAGGGAAAACGTGTTGCGCCGATGATGCACCGGATGACATATACGCATCGCCCGTGGTTGCAAAAAAAGGGCAGCTGGGTTATGTAGACAGAACCTACATGACGGAGGGCATGCAAGGTAAGCGCATCGCGAAAGTGCGCGTTCGCGAACATCGTTATCCGGCGGTTGGAGACAAATTTTGTTCGCGATGCGGACAAAAAGGAACGGTTGGATTGATTATACCCGAACGCGACATGCCGTTTACCGCTGATGGCATTCGCCCAGATATTATTATCAACCCTCACGCAATTCCGTCTCGTATGACGGTGGGTCAATTAATAGAAACGATTATGGGCAAGGCGTGCGTTGCAATGGGAACGTTTGGTGATTGCACCGCATTCGTGAACCAGGGCCCGCGACATAAAATATTCGGCAACATTCTCGCTCAGAATGGGTTTCACCCCAGCGGAAATGACGTACTTTATAGCGGCATGAGCGGCGAGCAAATTGAAGCCGACATATTCATAGGACCCACGTATTACATGCGTCTCAAGCAAATGGTAAAGGATAAAATAAATTATAGGCGAACGGGTCCTTATACCGAGTTGACTCGACAGCCGGTCCAGGGTCGGGCCAATGACGGCGGGTTGCGAGTAGGAGAAATGGAACGCGATTCCATTATCTCACACGGAACCGCGCATTTTCTGAAAGAGTCCATGACAACTCGAAGCGAGCAATCCAGCTATTTTGTTGCCATATGCAATACTACGGGCATGATCGCAATTTATAACAAAACGCAGGATTTGTTTATGAGTCCCGTGGCGGATGGACCCATCAAATACGCCGGTAATATGCAAGAGCTGAAATCGGCAAAGGTGGTAAACATTACGCGGCACGGGCGGTCGTTCAGCGTGGTTCAAATACCGTATGCGCTTAAACTGCTTATTCAGGAGCTGCAAGTGATGAACGTGCAAATGCGTATTATAACTGACGCTAATGTGGACCACATCGCGTCGTTGGCGGCATCTAAAAACATCAAACGCCTCACTATGAACGAGAGTGCCACTCTGGTATCTCTTGCAACGGATACAGCCAAATCACTTGGAGAGACGTTGAAACCAGCTTCGCTGGTCTCGCTGAAACTTTCGGATGATGAATTGGGTTCCGAGAGTGTTGGAGGACCTGGGTCTGGTGACGATTATGATCACGATGACGATGACGATGCCAACGCCAATTCTGGAATGGTGACTCTACCCGGAGAAGCGCGTTCAAGGAAACGCGCAAGGGGGAAGAAATTTTCCAATTTCCCCGATATTACTGGTATGAACCGCGACGATATTTTAATTGCGGTGGAACAGCGAGGATGGGAATTGCGACCCGAGTTGAGTGACAAAGAAGGAGACACATTCGCATCTATTGTGACGAATGAGCACGGCAAACCTACCGAATTTTGGCACACGTCGCAGAATAGCGGCAATTATCCTGACCGATATCCGAAAGGGTGGAACAATTCGGAGCTCAAATGGTTTTCCGGGAAGCGGCTTGAAGATGCAGACAAAGTCGCCGCACTTAAACTGTATGTCGAGCCCATCCGAAACAATATGGCAAATGCATACGATTATCTTAAACGGGCTAAACGCGACAAGTATCCACCGATATCGGAAATGGATTCGAGCGATTTGAATGCATCGATAATTGCATCATCATCATCATCCGCGCATAATAGAAGCAATACTCTTGCTGGAATAATTTCGGATGGCGCCAGTATGGCAGATGTGGTCATCGGGAGCAGTCCACTTGCGGTATTGCAAGCCAAACTTAATGACGTTGATAGATTGATACTGGAGGTTGAACAGAAATTACATAGTATTGAGTTGAACCCATCTGGAACCAGCGCGAGTGGTGGCAAAGAGTTTTCCAAGGACGATTTTTCACAAATCGACACGCTTGCGCGCACACTGGTAGAACATCGGGCAAAACACGACAAGATAGTAAAACAGATGGCGGATGAGCGAGATGTCAAAGCGATATCCGATGGAATTGTATCAAATGCGTCCCCAGGTGGTGCATCCCCGGGTGGTTATCAACAACCTCGTTCGCCACAATACACGCCATCATTTCAATATTCACCCGGTTATATGCCTCAAACGCCACCTTACACGACCCCCATTTTGTTGCCCATGTCACCACCCGGTTATATGTCTCAAACGCCGCCTTACACGGCCATGTCACCCATCTCGCCCATGTCGCCCACGTTACCCGAGCAAGTTCAACAGAATACACCATCCACGGCAGGTTCATCAGCTTCATCAGCTTCATCCGCGGGAGGAGATACTAAAAAAATTATACTACGCGATTAATAATTTAATTAATTTTAATTAATTAGTAATTAGTAATTTACTAATTAGTAATCGCGAAACACTTTATTTTTGCAGTTTCCAAGCACATACACCTTTCGCATTGGGAACTGAAACATACATTTTACCGTCATTTCCGGCAAGGACCATTCCGCAACAATCTGCCGCAGAATATGGGGGGCTTGGCCTTTCCAGATATTTCTTCTGGGTCTGTTTAACACATTTTGAGTTGGCGCCTGTGGCCGCCGCTGCTAATGCATCAGATGACACAACTATTTTAACTGGAGATGCCGCTCTTTTAACCGGAGAAGCCACTTTTACGGGGGATGGAGATTTCACGCGAAGGGGGGATGGGCTTTTTTGTTTAACATTAACATTAACATTAACAGGCGAATTCCAATCCTCGTCCTCTGGTGGTATCGCACGTCTCTTTAACTCTTCCACATTCTCTGCTTCTGTAGTCGCATCAAAATAACAACCTTGAATATCCTTCGTCGAGTCGCTTATATCCGAGCCGGTAAGGACCGCATCGGAGAAACTGCACATGTTTACTTTTTCGGGAAATTTCACACGCGTGAAATCGCTACCATTAAACTCATTTCCGCAGTCTTCATTAGCCGCACATTCCTCTAATGCGTCAAGTCTTGATTGAAAATCGCAACCCCTAAAATCAGCATTGGTAAAATTTGATAAATGAAATTTGCAATCTCTAATTACTGTGCATGGGTCGTCGTATTTCTGTACAACGGGTTTCTTAGTAAACTTGCATCCGCTAAAATTAGCATATTCTGACTGACATCCCTCAAAATCGCAGAATTCAAAAGTGGTTCCACTATAATTTGAATTACCAAAACGGACAGTATCGAACCTGGTATTTTTAATAGTTGAATTCACACATATTAATGGTTTTACCTGGACACCCAAGTTGTAAGCACGAGGTTGCCCAACCTGACAATATGTAAACTCGGCATCTATAATCGTTGCACCACTAAAATTAGCTCCATCTAATTCACACGTGCTAAATTTCGCATCAGTAAGATCTGCATTTTGAAATTTTGCATTTTTCAAGTCGCATGAAAAGAACAAAGCGTCTGTTAGATCCATGCCGCTGAAATCAGCACCTTCCAGGTTCAATTCTCTAAACTTTTTATCTTCTGGTATTTCTAGAGGACTTTTCGCCTTAACTGGACTGGCGGCAACGGCTTTGACGGGGCTCTTGGACTTGGCCTTGGCATTGGCCTTCTTAGCTGGAACCTTTTTAACTTTATCGGCGGGAGCCTTTTTGGCTGTGCGCTTGCGGCATTTGCTGGTTTTATCATTCCACGAGCAATCATCATTTGCTTCGCACGGTGTTTTATCCAATTTGGGACAACCGGGTGCTTTTGCTTTTGGTTTAGCTGCCTTTGGAGATTTTGGAGATGACGATTTTTTAGAAACGCCTCTTACTGGAGCTTTTCCGCACTTGGATGTTTTAACATTCCATTTGCACACCACGCATTCATCCTGTGTTTTTAACGATGGACATACGGAATCATCTGCACCGCCATGATGCTGACGATGACGGTGTTGACGACGGTATTGCAACCTTTTCGACTTTGAAACCATTTCAAATAAGTTTAAATTAATTTATAAATTATAAATATATATTAATTTTATTTGAAATTATAAATATATATTAATTTTATTTGAAATTTTTTACATCAAAATACGCTCTCTCTCTCTAAACCCTTAAACTTGGATTGATGCATTTATCCTTGGATGGAAATATGTTTCCCGACATGCACGTGTCGCCTTCACCAACTTTCATGCAGCTGCGTATTCCACGATCTTCTCCGACAAGGCAGTAGCCTGACTTCCCGCTGATTGTTCCCTTCTGGGTAACGCTGCTTGCATCATCGGCTTCGGGCGGCGGAGGCGCTGTAGCGCCTGCATCCGTTCCGCGTTTCATGGTTAATGCGTTTGCACGAGCGCGCTCCTGTTTCGAGTCACCGTTTCCACTCGACTGGATTCCCGTTCCAGTGACCTGGTCCTCGAGAACGCTTACACCCGATTTCGTGGCCCCTGAAACAATATCGATACCAGTTTTGGTGCCCTCAGCGGTAGTTTTAACCGTTTGTTTCGTTATCATTGCAAATATATCCATAATGGGACGAATGATGGGTTCTGCGAATTTTACTGCGTCATCTGTAATCACCCCCATTTGCGTAAATACGTTGAATCCGGCGAATGCGAGGAGGGCCGCAATTAGAATGAACCGAATCAAGTAACCAAAGAACGACGGCGATGACTCCTCGTCGGTTTCCGTTTTGACGTCATCTACGGTGGACGAAAACCAAGACAATATTGGCGATGATGGCGACGATGATGGCGACTCACCGGCAGGTGAAGAGATGGGCGTATTTGAATTCGATGATGGCGTAAACGCGTTGAATATGTCTTTGGATTCTCTCGAAATTGTTTTTCCAATATTTGAAATTGATCTGCTAATATTTGCTGGATTTGGAGTGGATGGTGACGGTGATGATGACGATGATGATGATGACAGTGATTTTGGAACGAAGGAAGATAATCGAGAAGTTTGAGTGTTTGAAGATGACATGTTATTAATTATTAATTATAATTATATTATGAAACAATAATATAATATGAATAGATAATCTAAATTATTTTCGTTGATTATTTTTATTTATTCAACGTCCAATAATTTGAACGTCCCACCCATAAATTTAGGTTTCTTCATTTTCTAATCCACCGGAGCGAATCACGGTATTCATCGAATTCAGCATATCCAATTTTGCAATGGTTTTATCCAGGTCAGCCTTTGCGGTATTGTGGAACAAGTAATTCGTTTTCGGCGCAATTTCATTTTTTTTGATTTCGCGGTACACTGCGTTTACTTTTTGAACCACGTTGGTTATTTTATCCTTATATTCCGAAATAATGATGTCCTGTTGGCTGGAATACGGTTGCGTGAGAAGCGAAACCGCAAAATAAATGAGGTAGCGCCGCTTTTTTTTTACAGACGGTGCGAACCGCACGCAATACATTTTAAAGAGACACTCCACAATTTTTTTGGTAAGAACATTATCAACTGCGCTGGACCGCATGGTTATGATTTGCCAGACAATCCAAATTGGATCCATTTGCAACTTGTCATCGACTGGAACGGATGCTCGCCGCTCGCAGCGGCAAACCTGTTTTTTCGATTTACAAATAGTATGGAATTCCATAATCCATTCCAGCCAGTAGCACGCGAAATGCGCGCTGCTTCCTGCCTCGTCGGATAGATGAAATGCCAACTCATTGAGTGCAATAAATAGTTCGGGTGGATCGCCTTTGATGAAAACGTCATCCAAATACTTTACGTGCGGCGCCTTGAGTTTTTCGGTCATGGTTGTCACGTCGTATTCCTCAGCCTTTACTATTTTTATGCTTTCATACTGGTGCAGTTTATTTGAGTAGCACAGAACTGCAATCACTTCGGCAAAAATAGCGCGCAGTTTGGGGTTATTTCGTAACCGAAGCTCATTTCCACAGTACCCATTCGAGACAATTGTTTTAAATGCGCTGTATCGCAAGTCAATATACGTTGGCAGCCGAGGGTTTGCCAGGTGCACATACTTACCAACGAATGTGAAAATGGATTCCCATAGTTCAACATACTTTCCAGCGCATATCAGCTCGGCGGACCAATTGCAAGCCGGCTCTATTCGCGAATTTGAAAGCGCCTTTAATAGCGCCTTTGTTACGTCGGTGAGTTTATATTTTGAAAATGTTACACCACGAAATTCCCGTTCTTCTCGAATGTCGTCTATTTCTGCAAACGAATTGGAACTGGAACTGGAATTTGAATTATAAATAGCCATCGAGATAACGAAATCGAAATTATGTGTAAAATAAAAATGTAAAGTAAGTAAATTATAATAAAAATATACTAAAATAATATTGTTTTACCGCTATCCAAATCAATTCATTCAAAATAAATAAATAAAAATAATATATAGTAATATAAATAATATTATTATAGATTTTATAGATATATAAATATAGAATTATAGAAGAGAACGAAAACATCTAATGAACGCTCTTAAAAATATATTGTCTGTGGGTGTAACTACAAAATGGTACTTGCTCTTTGCGACGCTGGTGTTGATATATTTGATGGTATGGCTTAATAAGCATTTCGGACAAAAACCTAACTCGAAGTTAGAGGCGTTCGCAAATGGGCAAACGAAAAAGTTTGTTACCAAAACAGGCGACGACGTATTTGACGAGTTTTATACAGAGATTTACGACGAGCTGTTTTTTCAGCCGAATAAGTTGGATTATGAGATAGCGTCCATTATAAAAGAAGCTGACCTGGTTCCAAATGATACCCGCATGCTTGATATTGGTAGCGGAAGGGGTCATTTTGTGGACCAAATGCGCGACCGGGGATTTTCTGCGTCCGGTATAGACAAATCCAAAGCGATGGTTGATTCCAGCAAAAAGATGTATCCAGACGGCGACTTTATGGAGGGGGATGCCATGAATCAAATGCTGTATCCGGCAGAAAAATTCACCATAATTACGTGTTTATCATTTACAATTTACTACATGCACGACAAACGCCGATTCTTTGACAACTGTTACCACTGGCTGGCGCCGGGTGGATACCTTGTGATTCATTTAGTGGACCGAAAAAAATTCGACCCAATTGCCCCGGCAGGTAAACCGTTCTTTTTGATTTCCCCGCAAAGCGCCGCCACCGAACGTATAACGCACACTTCTGTCAAGTTCGAGACGTTTCAATACAAGTCCGATTTTGATCTGAAAACGGATGACGACGGGGTTCTTGTGGAAACGTTTACCGACGACGCTTCGGGTAGAACGCGCCAGAACGTGCACAAATACAGCATGCCATCACACAAGCAAGTGCTTAAAATTGCCAAAGAAACCGGGTTTCTTGTGAGCGGTGAAGTGGACATGGTGCAGTGCATGAATGAATACCAGTATCTGTTTATTCTCAAAAAGCCCAATTAGTTTACAATCAGTTTAGACGGCTCTTATATATTTCGAAAATTTAGTTATTGTATTTTCGAGCATGGTGCGCTCGGTTTTAAGAGAACGCTGAACGTATTCTAAATAGTTGCATATAGAGGAGTCCGACTCATCATGTTCGTATATTTGTATCATCACGGTTATGCCATGACTGATGCGCATGAGCAGGTTGACGTTTGCGGCACAAATGTTTCGAAACGCAATGCGAAGCTCGTTGGTTAGCGTTATACCCAGGGTCGGCATGGCGCAGAACATTATGACTTGATCGCACGCGGTATGCAAATCCTGAAGAAGCTCTACAAATCCACGGTAACCCATAATTTCGTCAGTTATGTATTGCTTTATACCATCCCGAGTTTGGCCATACAGCCATCGAACCGCCCCTTGAAACACCGACGGCTTGTCAATATAGAGCGAACGATCCGAGTATTGTATTCCAATTTTACAGCCGGTAGTCATATCACCCATCGCCTTTAACATTTTTTCAAATATGACACTCTGTTTGAATATATGTGCGTATGTTTCTCTCAATTCTGTTTCCTTTACAATTACCGGAGTATGTTTTGATTTAAATGGCGACGACATCATCTGCCACGGTGGATCGATCTCGACGATTTATAATTATGAGTGATAATTGATTATATGAACGCAAAATGTTTCTATTATAAATTATCTAAACATATTAAAGGTTTTTTATCATAAATATATAGTTAACGATAACAATCAACCCAACATCCACCTATTTTCAAAATGACAGTCAACTATAAATTGTGTTATAGTGGCGATATCCAGACACTGTTTGGATTGTTGCGTAAAAAAACCGGTGATTCTGGAGATGACGACGTTCTTAAAACCACACTGAATTCACTTGGTATGACACTAAAATGTTGGAAAACTACAACGGGATATTATCGCGTTCTAAAATACGCGCGAACGCCGCTCCAATGCATGTATTCTGCACAGACTGTTGTGCAGCAACTCGCGTATGAGAAGAACCGAGCGGATGACAGTGAGAGCACTGTTGCTTCTGCTGATGCATCGATTCAGGGCCGTGGACTCTATCGTTCCGTCGTAATCAATGATGTTGGTAACATTGTTGCATTTTCACCGCCAAAGACGGTTGCATGCAATGACGTTGCCGATATCACTGCGCTTGATTCGCTTTCTGTTTCAGATTTTTCTGCCTCGTTTTCTTCTGTGGAAGAATTTGTGGAGGGAACAATGATTACCCTGTTTTACAATAGTTCACCTGATGCGTCGTGTGCCATGTCAGGATGGGAAATTTCCACGAAAGGTGTTGTTGGCGGAGGGATTTTTGTGCCCAAACCAAATGCGAACCGTGACAAAGAGAAATCCGCGGATTCGAACAAGGCAGTGGATGAATCCACTTCCACTTCTACTACCGACCCATCACCCGCCCCCATAAAACATACATTTCGCGCATTATTTCTGGATGCATGTATCAAGAGCGGAGTTGATTTAGACATACTTGATCAGAGATATTGCTACAGTTTGGTGCTGCAGCACCCTGAAAATCCGCTGGTCTGCAGTGTTCGCGACCCCAAGCTATATTTGATTGCAGTATATTCCATTGACAATTCCACGCTAACCGTAACGCGTCATCCGCGTTCCGCAATTGATTGGCAGAGTATCGGGTTCAAGGTGCCCCGCGATTATACCAGTGGTATGACAGACCCGGCGTTTCACGGAATCCGTAACAGATACGCCAATCCGAACGGTGCAACACCTTATCGCATTATGGGAGTTGTTATTAACGCGTCTCGTGGCGCGGGATGGAGTTTCAAGTTGCGAAATCCGGCATACGAATCCGCAAAGCACGCACCGCTCGAATCCAACAAACGTCTGCTGTATGAATATTGCAATTTGCGTCGAACGCACGATATATCTGCGCATTTGAAGATGTATCCTGAAGATGAATCCGTGTTCAATGAGTTTCGGGACAAAATCGGTTCGTTTACAAGGCTTCTATATTCGAGCTATATTGAGTGTTTTGTTGCGAAGAAACAGCCTCTTATCGACTATGGTAGCTACCTGCGCCCTCACATGTATCGCATGCACACTGATATATATAAACCCCGTCGTTCCGCTGATGCCATGACTGCAGCTGCAACATCGCCTGCCGTGGTGGTGAATGCGACTGCGAGTGCGACTGCGACTACGACTACGACTACGCATACGAGTACGCCCGAAAATGGATCATTTGTTGCCGTCGGGAAACGCGGCTTAAGTCGCGGCTTGAAATTTCAAGACGCAGTGCAGTATGTGAACTTGATAATGTCGCCGTCTGAATTATTTCATTCGCTTATTCTGATAAGCTAATAATAAATAATATTCACGTCTTGTGTATGTGTCTTCGTGGTGCGGCGGTGCTTACGATAATATAAAATCGACTTAAAGTCTCCTATATAATACATGTAACAACATACAATACGTTACACGCATTATTGTCAAACCAAACATCATTAAAACAAATAAACAAATAATTAAATAAAATGTCAATCCAACCACCATCACGACCTACATTAATTGAACACGAAATCCCCAAGTTCTACCAGACCCGCGTGCTTTTATATTTGTTCCGAAATATATCTGCATTGAAGACGCGATTGGACCATGCAATGCCGACACGAATAGAGGTGCATGAATACTTTAACCTGCGCACATATACTGCGGTGAAGAGTATAATTGACGAAACGATAAAAGAGAAAGAAAACGAAAAAGAGAAGGATGCAGTGTATGACCCGCTCAATTCATTGTTTATGACTATTGGATGCGGTGATTATAATTTCATTTTCACGGATGGCAATAATGAAAAACACGAATTTGAGATTGACTTTCGAGAGGAGAAAACCCCCAAAGCATCCAGTTGCGATATTATGTATTTTCGCCGACTGCTGGTTAGAACACCGACACCCGATTCATTTGTGGAATTTTACAAGCTGGCGAGCGAAATTGACAATACCAGCGACCAAAAGTTGCGCATCTCCGTGACAAACAAATATAGCGAGTGGACCACGTACAGCCGCATTCCTGTTCGCAGGTTGAACACGGTGTATATGGACGAGCGCGTCAAACAGCGCGTTCTGGAGGATATTAATGCATTTCTGAGCAGCGAGTCGGAGTACGATGCATTCGGAATCCCTTATAAAAAGACGTACTTGCTGACAGGGGTGCCTGGCAGCGGTAAGACAAGCCTGATTAAGGCGCTTTGCAACGAGATCCACTATAATTTGGGGATTATGAGCATTAGCCGAGACATGGACAACGCCACCATCCAGAATTCATTTCGCAACATAGACCCAAAGACTGTGCTGCTTCTTGAAGACATTGACTGTTTGTTTGAGAAGCGCACATCGGTAGAAACGCCGAGTTTTACATTCAGTAACTTGATCAACATTCTGGACGGCGTGCTCTTCAAGCATGGACTCATCGTGTTCATCACAACGAATCATCCTGAGAAGCTGGACCCCGCGCTGCTGCGCCAAGGACGCACCGACTTGATCGTGGAACTGAACTATCCCAGTAAAACGGAAATTGAAAAGCTGTTTCGCGACATGCTCGGTGCCAAGCATTACTCTACGACGCAAGCAACCACGGATGCGTTTAAGGCATTTTATGCGGCGATCAAGGATAAGCAGCTTCCCATGTCAGCCATTGTGAATTTCTTGTTCCGGCATCGGGACGCGCACATGGAGCATTTGAAGGAATTGCTGGATGGCGACACGTTTATTAAGCGCGTGACGGGACAAGAGACATCCACAAAATTGTATGCATGAAAAACAATCAAAAAATGCATCATAATTATGCGTTATCGTTATATACAATATACATACACATCGCCACGCATATTACGCAGATGCGGTGGATGAAAGCATCTTTAGTGCCAGCTCGCACGCTTGCTGTTCCGCCTTCTTTTTTATGCGGTGGGCGCATGTTGTGAAATGAACCAAACATTTTCCGCCGCGAGATTCTGATGCGGTGCGAACACCTTCAAATGTCCCACCGATTTCCGTCCCAGTGAATGCAAGCGCGTCCTGAACACGCGCCTCGTAGATTTCCTGTCCCACACACAAGAACAGGCCCATCGTGTATCCCGTTTCCAGGTCGCGCCCGAGTTCCACGTAGTCCGGAGTCGTTTTGAATTCCTTTTGAATGCGCACCTGCAAAATGTTCTTGAAATTATCATCATCCTTTACCAACTTTATCCAGTCAATATGTTTTTCAAAGACGTTTTCCACAAACACTTGCGCGATCTGGAAACCCGGTCCCGTGACAAACAAGTTTTCAAACCAGCGTTCTTCATCCCTGAGTTGCATCTTGTTGTAATCCAGAAACAGTGCACCGAGAAATGCTTCAAATAGGCATCCCAGTTTTTTCAGGTTGATGCGCGTCTTTTTCTCCTCGGAATGTTTTGAAATGATGAACCATTTGTTTAGCCCCATTTCAAGGGCCAGTCGACCGATCGTCTCGTTTTTTACGATGGCGATTTTCTTTTCGGTCATGAAGCCCTCATTTTCCTTCGGGAACCGGCGATACAGGTAGAATTTAGTAACCGCCTCCAGAATACCGTCTCCCACAAATTCCAGACGCTCATTGGATTTCTGTTTTAGCGGCAAGCAATCTTCCGGGCATTCGGCGAGCGTGATATTAAGCGCGGTGTTTTCAAGCTGGGGACGACGAGTATAAGAGCGATGCACGAATGCGCGCTTGTAAAGCGCCAAATTGTCCACGTTCAGCATGTGTGTTGGAACGCCATACCGTTCGAGAAGTGCCAATACTTCCTGCGACGTTATTTCGCGGTTTAGCGAATTGTATGGGTTGAACAACAATCCATCCCCATTGGGAACGATGTCATCGTCATTTAGAATATTTTTTGTGGACCGGTCGTTGTTTTCGTAATCGTCGGCTTCCATATTGTCTTCACTTGAAAGTTTTTGAGAATATGGTGTATGTTCAAGTTCGGATGTCATGATTTGATGATTTGATGGTTGTATTGTTTCTAATATATGATTTGATTTTGTAGATTCAGAATCAATTTTTATTTATTTTATAAAAAATAATTTTCTATGTGTAGCATATAAACCCAAATAACGCAAATACAATGGTTCTCAGTTCTTCCCGTCGGACGCGCATGATTGCGTCGTCATCCAACCAAATTTCTCATTTTAACAGTTTACCCGGTCTCCCTCCTACTGTCGGCATTCCCTCGTCGGTTCTGATGTCATACAAGTGCGGCGGCCCCACCGATTCGTGCCGCATGCCCCAGGATGCCGTTCTGGGTCTTGCATGGCTGAAGCAGCGCGGTCTTTACAACGTCCGCAAGACCAACGGTGGTATCGGCAAGAGTGCAGGCATCGTGCACCAGAATTGCTGTGCTTCTAAGAAATGAAATAATAATATTATAATGAGCTGAAATAACGTTACATTTTCATAGCCGCTGACTGACTGCCATAATCGGCGGGTTCGCTGTGGGATGAAACGTCAAAGAACGAACAAAACTATCATGAATAAAATTGGCTAATTGTGGAATTTCTACACTCATATATGATTTTAGTTACTTACTTATTTAGTATTAATATTTAATAATTAATATAAATAATTATTTATGAAATATTATCATCACGCTGCAGCTTTGGCGGCAGGAACTGCAGTGGAACTACTTGCGCCTGCAAAAGTTTTGTAAAGCAAGTATGCCAGATACACTATAATGAACGCCAAAAACGCCGCAATCACAAATTGCACGATGAGGATAAAGATATCGCTTTCGAGAAAGTTCGCATCCGCCAAATCGCCCGTGACCATTTCCGCCTGTTTAAAATCGCCGGTAGTGCTTCCGTCCTTGTACAAGCCCTGCTTGTATAAAATGACGCCGTCGTCGCCCGCAGGACTGCATTGGATGTATAGATTATCATCTGCGCCAGACGCCCCCGTGTTTGCACCGGTTGCGTTATATGTTACCGTATTCGAGGGTTGTCCGGCTACGGGGGGCGCTACCGGTTTAACAATTGCTTTAAGGTTGTCCATTGCCGCTTGCGACACGTATAACGCCGCCGAGCGAGGAAACACGACATAGTTGATGGTTGCGCTGGTGGTCGAATATGGCGCGTTTCCGACATACGCGTAAAATGGCGTTTTGGAGGGCACGATCGTTTTTAAATTATATGTTTTTACGTCGTTTTTAAACGTTACCGATATTGGAGACGAACTGGACGAATCTTTTGTTATGGATGAAGCCGGCATTGTTTTTAAAATAGTGTCAATTGTTTGAGAACCGGGTGTAGTGGATGAATCTCCCTGTTGAATTGGTATCGATATTATGAGCGTTTTTCCGGCACCTTCGCCGCCGGTTCCGGTATGATAAACGTGTAGCTCTCCATCTGTCTGCGCTCCGTCGTATTTATGCAGTGATTTATTATAGATTGCTAATGCGATTGGGCGGTAAACAATTCCTTTATAGGTTACAATCGTTTCCGAGTTGGGCTCATACGATGCCACAATGAGCTGAAACCCAGTGCCATCGGTCATTTTATTTGCGTTACACAGCGTGTCTGAATATTTAAAAGACAGAGAACACAAACCTTGGCACGGGGTCTGGACGTTGCTGTCTATATTTACCGGTGAATCGTATGACATTATTTGTGAATATTAGCGCGCTTGCTTATATATTTTGTATATATGTATATATGTATGTATATTCGATCGATAATCGCGTAATGTATTGTATTACTAATTTATATACTTAATTATATATTAAATTATAATTATAATTCTATTTATTATTAATATAATATAATATAATAATATACATCATACATATCATACAGCCGGTGTTGAATTTGAATTTAGTATTTAATAATTATTAAGCCGCGATAATATAATAATATAAATATAACCGATAATATGTACACCCAGGCAAACCGGTTCAGACATGATGATAATTTTTCAGGTTCATCTACGCCAATAACGAGAGTATCAAGAGCAACAACGCAAAAGGTATGGATGCACGGACACCGCAAACCGAGATTGGGTTATAAGAATAAGATGGCGCGACGTTTCACCGCAGGGAGAAAGCGACACAATGACAACGGCCATAATAATAATAATAATAATATAACATCCCTGCACGATATAACATTGAAAATACATAAATTATACGACGACATTGCAAATCAGTTTACAACAAATTCAAATTCGCCTCCTCCGCCGCCTCCATTTAAACCCATCAATTATAACCGTATCCATAAGCGATGGAAGAATAAAAAATTCAAGCAGCAAGTTGGAGGTGTAAAGGATTGCCTGGACAACATGAGACCGGAATCGGTAACGGTGAGAAAAAACCCCGATGGAAGCGAGACATTCATAGTTGAGAAAAATACAACGGACCCTAATGTTACCGGATCGCTTGATGAAGTTGCGAAAGAATTAATGAAACAACCAAATCCACCCGGAACTACACCGGCAGTTAAATTCCCAGCAATTGTGCCTCCGGCAACCGACCCCGATCCAGCTCAACCGGATTTGATTGCCGACGAACCATTATTACCGAAGACATACGACGCCTCGAAATTTCAAAAAATGTATGGTGCTGAAAAACCAGAACCGGTGCCAGAACCAGTTCCGGCACCGAAACCCAAAATCGACCCGAATATAGTACGACAGCGCGAGCTAATCATGGCAGCGGCCGCTATTGCGATAATAGGTGCAGCGGGTGCAATTGAAGATTCTGCGGCAAAAAAGAAAATGGAGGAGGCGGCAGCAGCAGCGGCAGCAGAAGCGAAAAAAAAACTTACCGAATTACAAAACCGGCTGGCGTTATCTGCTGCAGCGGCAGGAATTGCCGGATTAGGCGCACTTGGCGCGACCGAGGATACGGACGCAAAAAAGCGTTTAATCGATGAAATCGATAAAATTATACAGGGTGCGCAAGCCGCACTCGATGAGGCATTAAGAATGCAAGTAATTGCTAAACAATCTTATGATTTAATCGATACGTTTACAGATGAAAAATTGAAAGAAGAGTTTGCTGGGGTTAACAAATCATTCTCAGATTTAAAATTACATAAAGATCAAGATAAAATTGGAAATGAGTTGCAGGAAATTGAAGAACATTTAAAATTTGCAATCGATCATAAAACCAAATGTGTAAATTGTGATGGACTTAAAAATGAATATGAAAAAATTGAACCCGTGATTCAAATAATAAGTGGTGAAATACAAAAAATACAAGAATCAAAACCGAAATTCGAGTTATCAAAAGCACAAGCCTCTAAAAAAGTTATAGACAAAAATGTAGCGACTGTGAAGGTTTCACATGATGCGGCTGTTGCAACCCATGCTAAATGTGAAGAAGATCGAAAAAGGATGATAGAAGAAATACGAAAAGTATCTGAATTAATAGGTGAAGCTTTTATTAAATTAGGAGAACATGAAAAAGCTAAACAATTACAAGAAGAAGAAGCGGAAAGACAACGTAAAGCAGCAGAAGAAGAAAAAGAACGACTGCGTAAATTGGCAGAAGCGGAAGCGAAAGCAAAACGTAACTATGAGATGTTAACTGCTGCGGCGGCAATTGCAGCTATTGCAGCTGCAGGCGCTATAGAAGGGGTTGAACCTGAAAATCCCAAACCAGTTGTTCCACCCATAGTTGAATTGCCATGGGAATCACTGTATATGAAATGGATGCAGGTTACCGAAAATTCGATATATGATAACGAATTAGTGTTTAATGCATTAACTGACTCCGAAGCAGATGTTACAGCACCCATTACTGATGATGTAGATTTTACCCGTAAAGAAGTTAAAACCGCCCTTGATAAATTTGCTACTACTGATATCAATGATAAAGATAAAGTGACGTTTACATTTGACTCTGCGATTTTTGATGCCAAATATAATAAAGAAAACGTATTCAAGAAATTAAATGATTGGGTAACAAAATGGAAAGAATTTGGTGGAGCGATACGAACTTTTATTGCATTTAAAACAAGCAAGGATGAACAAGCAGGTGGCGGAGACCCTTATAAAATAACAACTGCTGATCTACTTGCCGAAATAGTTATAATGCCCAAAATCAACATAAACCCTACGGACATTTTTGCCAAATTTGTAGCTTGGATGACCGCCGATAATTATGCAATCATCAAACAACAATTTGAAACAAATAATATCGTAATCGATACTAAAGAAATTATAGAAGGTGCGGTTATTGATGTGGCAACTGATGATGAAATCAAACAACAATTTAAAAAAAGGTTTCAAACAGTATATTTATGCAAACTTATTCTCTTGCGCATATTGAAACCCGATGTATTAGAAGAATTGTATTTAATATTAGCTCTAAACAATGCTGTAGATGCGTTAACAAAATCCGAAAATAAGAGTGAAATTGTTGGAATATTAAAAAGAATTTCGGATTCTCAGTTTAATGAGATGTATGTTCATTACAACCCACTTTTCATTGATACAAACAAAATTGAAAAACCAATATTACCTAAAATATTATTAGATGCATTTCCTTATAGACTTGATGAGACTGCTGCTGCTGCTGCAGTTCCTCCTGAATATTTTAAAGATGTATTATATGGAAAATTTTATTCCGTATGGGATAGTTCTGTCATTGGAAACAAAGCTCGATATGAAAATGGAAAATTTAACTCTCTAATAAAAGTAATTGAATCGAGCGGTAATGTTGTCCTATTTGGATACGGTTATTCTGGAAGCGGAAAAACATATACACTTACAAATGAAGATGCCGTTAACAATGATGATTGGGGTATCGGTCCCAAAATAGTTGAGGAAATGATATCCAAAGGTTATACCTATAACGCAACAGTTGACGAGTTATACAGCAATGATATAACATTCGACAAAAATTCAGGGTTTGGATTTGGTAAAACGAAAGTAGCAAATATATTAAAATCTGCCAAAAAAACCAAAATAGAATATACCGACTCTGCCACCGGAAGGAACATACATGATCTAATAAGTATGTTTAAAAGAGTAAAAAATATACGTCTCAAAGAAGGAAGAATAAAAGCAACTATTAATAATCCAGAATCATCAAGAGGTCATTTATTTTACAATATTGAATTTACAAATCAATCGGGTAATAATAAAGGAAAATTGGTTATTTGTGATATGGGTGGACGTGAAGATCCACTCGAAATGGCAAAAAACACATTTATTGTTTTAGAAGGAGATCATATTGGACAACTTGCGCAATATAAAGGTTATGCTGGAAAAGGCAAACATAAGTTTGATGTATGGAACCAGAAAACCGACACGAACGGGAAAAAAATTGATGGCTTCATAAATGAAACCACATCGTTACTAATACATGCGAGTCATCCATATGTAGTGCCTATTACAAAAGATGCATTTGAAATATATCCATTCAAGGATAACCCACAAAGTTTTATAAAAAATAATCTATCATTGATTTCTGCTTTCGGAACGTTCGAGATTGACGATAAAGATTCAATCAAAATTTTTGTTAACAAACACAAAAACACAGATAAGGTCGTTGATAGTCGTATTGTTAACACTATTATAGATTTCTTTATTGCATGCAAAGAGGGCTTTTTTATTAATGAAACCATTAATCATCTCACATCGTATGTAAATTACTTATCAATGATGGATGAGTCATTGAGTAGTATAAAATTGTTAGATACGGCAATAACAGCTGTAGACGCAAAGAAGAAGAAGAGCATTAAAGATGACATTAAAAACGCTAATGATTATAAGCCGACACAGATGATACAAGACCCGCGACGAATTATTCTCAAATTGGAGAAAGATAAATATACGGGATCTGTTATAAGTGACAAGCCATATTCGATATGCAAATTACAGCCTAATACGACAATGCCACAGGATGATTATTTTGGATTAATAACCAAACTATTTGAACTTAAACGTCCGGCAACTTCAGAATTATCAATTATATGCGTTATGGCGTGTATACGAACATCGCATGAAAAAAGTTCAGACGATTACCGAGCCGCTACTGGAAAAACGTTAAATTTTGCAATAAGTGTTTCTGCAAGTAATCCTGTCGTGCGGAAAAGGGTAGATCCGGTAAGAAGTGACCCGTCGAGTGGTACGCAAGCATCTACGTATACACCACCAATTATCCGCCCAACAAACTATACCGCCGGAGCGATAGCAGATTTTATTATAAAGTTGTTTAATAAGGTTGTTACGCCGCTTGAGTTTAAGGGGATACAAGATAGAGGGTTTGCTACTTCTGGTGCAGCGGATAAACGCCACCTATTTAAATACTATTCAAAAGGCAATGAAATTAAAGACAAACATACCGATTTATTAGATCAGTTTTGGAAATCATCTGTATATAGTGAATGGATGAAAAACGAAAACAGACAAAAACCGTTAGAACAAGTTATTACAAAAGAGAATGTTTTAGAAGCATTACAAAAAAGGCTTGTAGCAACTTGGAGAGGCGGAGCTATAAAAGAAACACGACGAAAACGTAAATCTGGCTCTGGAGGAAATAAAAGGACGCGGCGAATACGATAGTTAGTAGTTAGTAACAAGCAAAACAAGCAAATATCAAATGCAATAAATACCAAATAACAAAACATATAAACAAATAATTTATTATTTATATTTTTTAGTTGGTTATAACGCGTTTACCTTCTTCGTCGAGTCATAATAGACACGCGATTGCGATTTTTACCCGAACGCCGCTTGCTGCCGCTTCTTCGCTTGCTGCCGCTTCTTCGCTTGATGCCGTTGCCGCTGAGCCACGACCGTGACCAGCATCCGCCAGTTTGCACTTTCGGTGCAAATACGGACTCTCCGAGCGATGAGCGCAGCCATTTCAAGAAATGGCTTGACGTTCGTTTGGCGTTTTTGCCGCTATACTCGCGAAGAACGTGTTTATTGTTCTTATTGCTCATATACATGATGGTTGGCGTGCCCTCTATTTTATGAAACACTTTATGCAAATACTGTATACCCTTATCGTCTACGTTTGCAATAACAGTGCGTTCGCTTGCGTCATTATCTTTACACTTGTATTGTTGTCGAAATTGCTCGCATGCCTGTTTCCATTCGGGCTTCATTGCGTCGCATGGCGGGCAGCCATCGCGATAGAACAGTGTGACAATGTGGTGGTTCGGTTTATTGTATATATTTTCCAACTTGGCCGCACTCGACTCATCGTCAACTTGCAGTATTGAAATGTCACTCATAGTTAAAATAAGTAATATTATTTATTCTATATAAAACCATGAGATAAAAATAAACATATCCTTCTATTTCTATCTATCTATCTATCTATCTATCTATCTATCTATATGATCTTAAGCGGCGTCCAGCGCTTAAACCGGTAATTAAACGCGCATAAAATACGCGCACATTTTTCTAAATTGGTGTGACTGTGCTCCTGATACGTTTTCTGAAAGTCTTCCTCATCGTCACTTTCTTCGGCTGCGTCAAGTGACGCGTTTTCGCGAACCATCCTAAATATGGAATTCATAAAGACGCTGGTCTTATAATCGCCAATATGTGCATGCTCCGGCTCCATTGCGCCAGTATCCGGACATTGCAATGTGTAAATATCGGCCTGTGGTTCTGCGCGAATAATGAAAACGCGCGTGCGTTGCTGCTGCTGCTGCTGCTGATACTGATGCTGATGAGAATACTGTTTCTGATGCTCTTGAACCTGTTTCATTTGTTGAGGTTGTTGAGGTTGCGGAGATTGTTGAGGTTGTTGTTGAGGTTGTTGTATATAACGACCGGCAACTATTGTATGTCCTGACACAGCTGTTTGATTTTGACAGTTCTGAAAATACTTGTTATCGGTCTGTTTATCAAACCGAGCCTGTATCGCATATACGGAATACGTTGTGATCATCGATACTGATTTCAGAGCATCGGCGTATGATGCACAGCGAATCGGCATGCCGAACCATATGCGCGCTTTTGAAGTGGTCGCCCCCGACTGTGTCCGGTCATGGTCCGAGAAACCCAATCCATCGTGAAACATTTCGGTAATCAGTGCAATTTTATCGCGCACACATAATGCGTCGACTGCGCGTCCCTTGTATACAAATAAGTTTTCTACCGAAAAGAATTGCTGTTGCTGCGACTGTTGTTGTTGTTGCGGCTGTTGCGGCTGTTGCTGCTGCTGTTGTTGTGCCGAAAACAATGTGCCGTAACAAATTGTTCCATTGTTTGAAAACAGTGCAGGGTTAAGTTTCGCGCACATTGGGTGGGGTTCGCGCAGGGAAATAAATTTGATTTTCGTATGATCGCGCGGGTCAAGTTCGTAAAATATGGCGGTCGGTATACCCATCTTGTATGACATCGTGAACCATATGACACACTTCTTACCCTTTGGTATAACGTAGAAGCTGTCGCCCGAAAGTTGCTTATAACTATTGATTTCATAAGAAACTTTCATACCCGGAGTAGATAAAAGCTTGACTTCGAGCTGATGTAAGTCTTTCCTCTCCACCGAAATATATGGCAACTGTTGCTGTTGCTGTTGCTGTTGCTGTTGCTGTTGCTGTTGCTGTTGCTGTTGCTGTTGCTGATGATATTCGATTGTTGTCATTATCGGATTATTGTGTTGGTTGAATGATGTGATTGGATTGAATGAATGAATGAATGAAATTGTTTCATACTCCAATTCTATTCAATTTTAGTTTTAAATAGATTTTTTTGTTTATAACCCCCGTCCCGATCCCGTATTTTTTTGGTTCAAATTCTTTAAAAACTGTTTAAGTTCATCCTTCATAGAGCTTGTATTGAAGACGGTAATGACAACGACGCCGATTGTGATTGCATCGGTGGCAACATTGAAATACTCGTAGTTTCCCCAGAGCTCAAATCAGTGGCTCGATTTTGCGTTGTTACACCTTTAAATAACGCATCATACTGTTTCTGTGGTCGATTCACCAAGTCCTTCACTTTCGGAACCGTCAGTGTGGTTTTAAAGAACACGTATAAATAATGCATAACCGCTATCATACATAGTGAAAGCGCGGTTATCTGTATAATCCATCCAATCATAGTGTAGTACTGCCTGTATTGTATTTATGTATTTAAATTATTGTAGACCTGGATTGAATTTAGATTGTTTCGCTTGCTTATTCTATGAATATATATAAGTTATATAAGTATATAAGTAATCCTATACTTTATACGCGCGTGCATAACGCAACGCGTATTTCATTATTTAATTATTCATTTATTGTTGGTTGTCTGATCCATTTGGAAAATAAATTATATAGTTATATGTTTACTCATAAACATATAAAACTAAACATTCTCTTTATTATTAGTTATTAGATTAGTTAGATTAGTTAGATTAGTTATTAGTTCATCATGGCAAGCACACTTAAATTATTGTATTCGTTCGCATCTCCGAAAAAAAGGGGCAAAGAGCGGTTCGAAACGATTTTAGAACCGCTGCAAGCCATTCTTCAAATCGGGTTCATTTCATTTTACCCGGTTGGCACGAAAATTGCGATAAAACACAATATGCTGGTAATTCAGCCGCCAAATTATTCGCAACCTGTATCCAGATGGTATAACAATGATACGCAAGATGATTTGTGCTACCTGTTTAATGTATTTTCCCGGTTCACGCGCTATTATTCGTTTATGGAAGGCGAATATTCGGCGCTGCACCGGCTGCTGGTGTCAAATGCTCAGGCAGGAATAGACAAGCTTATTCGGACATACAGTGACACGAATCGCCCGCACATTCTGCACACGCTTAGTATGTATAAGCGAATGCTGCACACACCTCACACATTGCAACTCCACGACATGAATGACGAACCGCAAATGCAAATACATCATGCACCAGCAGCGGTACTACACCAGGATCAGCACACGCATACGACTGTGAACAACAATAGCAGCAACAACAGCAACGGCAGCAACGCTACGTCACTATCGTCTATCTTCCCGAAAAGAAAAAATCAGAATCCATCCCAGATCGCCATGCATGACGTAAGTCCTTCGCCGATGCAGATACAATCACCCCAATCCGGACCCATGTCTGCCCCAACGTCAGCGTCAGCAGTACCACCGCAGATCGCAATGAATAGCGTTGACACAACTACGGCCAACATCGATGCCGTTTTTGGACGAATTGTGGAAAAATATAACAGCCAGGTATACACCATCATATACAACGTCCTGTTGCAACTGCAGAGAAACAACGATGATAGTGGCGGGGATTACCCGCATTATATCAACGGACTGAATCAAATTCTGCAGCCAATTAACTCATCCATTAAAAAATGGATCGATGAAAATATTATATTTTAGCTGTGACATTTCGATAAATAAATGGATTATATTATTATTATAATATATTTATGGTTATAAAATAATAAATATATAGTAGATTTATATTACAATATTACAATATTCAAAATATATTAGTAAGTAAGCGCGCAAACGAATGGACGAATTTTTAGCGCGGTTTGCGCGACGACCTCATTTTGATACCGCAAATCAAAACCGGCGGCAGCTATTCACGGTTCGTGTTGGAGTGGATGCGGATGCCGATGCGGAAAATGCAGATCAAACTGGCATTAGAAGTGCATCATTCATTGTGGATCAAACAGATAAAAAAGAAATCGATATCAAGGAGTTCATGGACGCAATACACAAGACCACTGGAATCCAACTTGGAAAAACGTCATCAGCCGGTGCATTTTGTTCGCAAGCGGTATCATCATCGTCATCGTCATCGTCATCGTCGTCATCATCGTCGTCTGCAACCATTTTAGAAATATTTCGTATCCGAAAATTAGGGTTCAAGATTGTTTTGAAGCAACTTGCTATTGAAAAAGAACAAGAACAAGAACAAGAGCACCGACAAGAAAAAGAAAATGAAGAACGCGAAGAAGAAGAAAAGGAACCGCATAAAGATAAAGTAAAACGCCCATATAAGAAACGAGCCAAACCAACCGATGAATCAGAAAAACCGGTCTATGAGACTGATGCCGGCATCGCAGAACTCATCGCGAAACTTAAAGCATCCGCCGAATCTGGAACAGCATTGTCACTGAAAGCTTCCCCATACTACATGAACAATCGCAAGCACTTTACCACATTCATAACAAGCATGTTTGAAAGGTATGCCCAATCCAGAAGCACCGCAGCGGGTGAAGTGGAGGCGGAAGAATTCGATTGTTCGGATATGGCATCCACCAACCGGAAACCGTTTTCACTGCTGTATCACCAAAAAATCGTGCGCGAGTATCTCGGAATATACAGCCCATATCGCGGCCTGCTACTGTATCACGGTCTTGGCAGCGGCAAAACGTGCTCTTCCATCGCAATTGCGGAAGGACTTTCGAGCCACAAGAAGATAATCGTGATGACACCCGCTTCTCTCCAGAAAAATTATGTGGAAGAGATAAAGAAGTGTGGAAACGATATATATAAGCGCGATCAGCACTGGGTGTTTCACGATCTATCCAAGCTCCCGAAAGGTAAAACCGCCGTGGAATACGAGAAGGCGCTTTTGACCGCAATCGGGTTTCCGGAAAAGGTCGCGACCGAAGACAATATCGTTCGACTCAACGGCGGTGGCATATGGGTTGCCGAACGAGGCAAGCCCGGAAATTACTCCAGCCTGGAGGAATCGCAACGCACTGCAATTGACCGCCAAATCGATAAAATGATACGCAACAAGTATAAATTTATAAATTACAACGGCATTCGATTGCCGCAGTGGCGCGAACTCATGCGCCAGCAGCAGGGCGGCAATTATTTCGACAATGCTGTGATTATTGTGGACGAAGCACACAATTTAGTCAGCCGCATCGTAAACAAGCTGAAATCTCCCAGGAGCTTGTCCATGCAAATGTATGAAGCGCTGCTTTCGGCAAACAACGCCAAAATTGTCATGCTTACCGGAACTCCGATTATCAACTACCCAAACGAACTCGGTATTCTGTTCAATATTCTGCGCGGTTACATTAGCACGTTCAACTTCGCACTGAATACATCGGCCGCAAAATTGAAGGGTGGTGTGAATGCCGACGCTCTCAAGAAACTATTTCACGATGCCGGTGACAAGGGGTCGGTTCACGATTATTTGGAGTTCAAACATGTGCAGACGAAACCGACGCTGGTTCTAACTCGTAACCCGTTCGGATTCATTTCGAACCGAGGTGGGATCGCCGCAGCGGCTGGAAATGCCAGCGTGAGTCTGTCGCTCACTCACGGTGGAAACATTTCAGATTCAGATTTTAAAACCAATGTTACCGAGGTTCTTTCAAATGCGGGTATTACGGTAGACGGTAACGTAGCCGTAACGCGATTTAAGGCGCTTCCCGATAAAATGGAAGATTTTAACAAATTATTTGTAGAAGATAATGGTAGCGCTATATTAAATCCCGACATGTTTTCGCGGCGAATTATTGGCCTGACTTCGTATTTCAGAAGCGCGCAGGAAAAGCTTATGCCCAAATACGACCCAATGAAGGATTTCGTGCGTATCGAAATTGAAATGTCCGACCATCAATTTATAAAATACAAAGAAATTCGAGTGAAAGAGCGGACACAGGAGTCCGGGGCTAAGCGCACCGTGGTAGCCGGCCTGTATGCGGACACATCATCCACGTATCGAATCTTCTCTCGAGCGTGCTGCAATTTTGCGTTTCCTAACGAAATTGAGAGACCACCTCAAACAATCGACGCGGCTGAAGGTGATAAGGGCAAGAAAGCTGCCGCTGCAGAAGTCGAAGCGGTCGCGGCGGGCATTCCGCCGTCCGAAGGCGACAAGGGTAATGGCAAGAAAGCACCCAAACCTAAAAACCGACAAATGACCGAGCGCGCCATTGACGGAGATGCTGACGATGATGATGATGATGGTGATGATGAAAATGAAGGCGATGGCGCTAATAAGAAGAATAACCCGTTGTCGCCTCAGGAAATGCGCACATATAATGAGAGAATTATGAGCACCATACAAGAACTCGCCGACAGATCAGGCGAGTTTCTCAGCTTAAACGCGTTGCAGACAAGGTATAGTCCCAAATTCGCAGAACTTTATGAAAGAATAAACGACCCCGCCAATAGAGGACTGCATCTACTTTATAGCCAATTTCGAACACTGGAAGGTATCGGTATTTTTAAATTGGTGATGGATGCCAACGGGTATGCCGAATTTAATATTCAAAAAGATGCGCACACGGGTGCATGGACCAGAGTAATTAAAGAAGGCGATAGAGAGAAACCCATGTATGCGCTCTATACTGGAACCGAGACACAGGAGAAAAAGGAACTCATTCGCAATATTTTTAACAGTTCATGGGATAATATGCCACCATCGCTGAATTTGCGTCCGGAGTCGGAACCAAAAAATAAATATGGCGATGTAATAAAACTGCTCATGATTACGGCATCTGGCGCGGAAGGCATCAATTTGCGAAACGTTAGACACGTGCACATTATGGAACCATACTGGCATCCCGTGCGAACCGAACAAATTATTGGACGTGCAAACCGTATTTGCAGCCATCACGACCTCCCGCGAGAACTACAAACAGTTAAAGTGTTTTTATACGTTATGAAGTTCACGGCAGAACAATTAGCAAACAAGGATAAACCGGCTACCGACATTATTAAATATGATAGCAGTATCACAACCGACCAAAAACTTTTGGACACTTCGAGTAAAAAACAGCTGATCAATCAGCGACTGCTCACTGTTGTGAAAGCATCAGCAATTGATTGCGTAACGCATCGTTCAAAAGGGGGCGTTGATGTAGAGTGTTTTAAATACAAGACCGCGATTACGACGGAAGACTACGCGTTCGTGCCCAACATCAATGAAGAACAAAAAGATGCCGATGCCGAACGAAATGTGATAAAAGAAGTTGTCGGGCGACATATACAACTGGAAATAGACGGGGTCAAGGAGAATTGCGTTTTAGACGAATCATCACAAGCAGTCTATAGGCGGTCGGGAGCTACATTTATTCATATTGGAAAACTTGTGCAGGATGAAAAAGGCGCAAGAATTGAAAGGAATTAGTTGGCTAATTTTTGATTTATAGTATACATACTACACATACTACACATACTACATTAAATAAATAAAGATTTTTTCAATATAAATACATGACACATGTATACAACATTACATACATACATACATACATACATATATCATAATATACAGCCCATCAATCAATAGTATTTTGTATTTTAATTTTATAAATCATGCAAAAAACATTATCTGATTCAATTCTGGGAATAAAATTTAATTATTTTACAAATGATTGTATGGCGGGTGGATCTGTGGGATCAAACAAAGAATGGGAACCCCACATTACCGAATTCACACGGATATTGAATTCGTTTACAAAATTAGACGGCATAATTGATATTGGTGCAAATTTTGGGTATCATACATTGTTGTTTTCACGCACATGCAGCCAAGTGCATGCGTTTGAACCACAAATACAAAACTTTAATCTGTTGCAAGACAACGTGATATTAAATAACATAGGTAACATTACAACGTATAATTATGCATGCGGTGACGAAAACTGTGAAATAAAAATGCCAATCTTTAATTGTGGACAGGATCAAAAAGTGAATATGGGTGACATTACTCCAAATATATTGATGACTGATAATCATAGCGTTACCAGATCAATCATATTGGATGAACTGAAGTTTACAGAAAAAATACAGCTGATTAAGATTGACGTGCAGGGGTGGGAAAAGAAAGTGCTCATCGGGGCAAATAAAATGCTACAAACACATAAACCCGTATTGATAGTTGAGTTTGAACACTTTCAGCTGGAGAAAACTCAAACTACGTGCAAAGAATTGTTTGATTATATACGAGGGCAAAATTACTATATATTTTATTTAGATTACGAATACCCCAGCGATCACATCTGTGTGCATAATGATAATTTGGAAGATTTCAAGAGCAAATTTAAGGACTACATCTTTCCTCATTTTGAAAACAACGCCATAAATAATAACGTGATGAATGGTGTATGTGAAAAAATAACGATGTTCAATAAATCGTCACATTAATTGAATTCATTCATTCGAATCGCGATCGTGAAGGATACATCCCGTCCAATGAAATGGTGATGAAATGAATTCGGCAGCATTTGAGTTGTTGGAGTCGGATTCAGAGTGCTGCATATATGATGATGCAAATGACGCAACCGCATCGGATGCATCCCTTTCCGCACCGCTGCTATCACTTACGTCCGACGTATTTCGAGCTCGGGGTGCAGCAGGAGTTACAGGATTCGACGTTGATGATCGTTGTGATTGTGATTGTGATTGTGATTGTGTTTGTAACGACGAGATGTTTACCTGTGCGGTATTAATACCCGTTGCATTTCCATAGCAATGTATGCATTGCAGTGCCGAGGTTGTTGAGTTGACAACTAATACAATATCGCATTCGTCCATTAGACTGATATTGCATATTGAACACGTAGGATGTGTGCCTGGTGCGTTTGTTTTTGTTTTTATAAATTCGCGGCACATTGAAGTAACGCCCATATAACCGATTGACATTTGTCTGAAGTGAATTGTAACGCTGTTATAATGAAATAATAATATACTGATTATAGGGTCAATTTTTTTAATATATTATTATTATTATTATTATTATTACTATCTATTATTACCATGTGTGTCTGTGTTATATATTTATTATGATAATTTGATAATTTTAATAATTTAATAATTTAATAAATTATAGTAATCGATACAGACACACCAATGCCAAAAATATTATATGTAATAAAAGGTAAAAAAACTTACCTTTTATTACTTACCGCTTTTAAATCGTGTCATCTATCCGCATGCCGTCGTTATTAGAGCTCCCCGTTAATGAACATTGAGATGATGTTCGGTGTTGACGTGTCGAATCCTGCCAGGTTCAGCGTATTTGGGTCCTTGTGGTCGGCAATGGAGAGGCAGTTCGACGCCATTCCAACGACAATCAGCTTGGCATCGATTCCTGAGTGCTTGCGATACTGCTCCAGCGCGACTTGAGGGTGAATGGTTGGACCGTAGGTTTCCGAGTCAGTGTAGACGATGAACGCGTCAATCTTGAGGTTTTTCTTGATGGCTTCCGTCATGGGCAAAGCGCAATCCGTGCCTCCAAAGATGTCGTCGGTGGCTCTCATTGCTTCTTGGACGGTCATTCCCGGCTTGATGCGACCGTTCATATCTTTGAACGTGGTGGTGAAGGCGTAGATTTGCGTATTGGCATCACCTTCTGCGTGCAATGTAACCATCGCCATAGCCGCCGACCCCTCGCGACAGTTGACAACAGTTGAACCGGAGCACATGGCACCCGACATGCTGCCAGAGACGTCCAGCGCGATCATGATGCGTTTGCCGGTGCGCTCGACATTTCCAAATGCCATTCTGAATGTAGTGGACAGCGCGATCGTGATGCATGAATTCACGGGCCACGTGGATGAACCGAGGTCGCTTTTTCCCGTGCTGTAGGTTTTGAGTGCAACGAGAACTGCAAACGGATGGAGACGCGATTCTGTGATGCGTTTCTGGTCGGTAAGCATCCGTATGATGACGTCGCCCTTTGTTGTTGCAACGCCGGTGCTTGACAGTTTGCCGAGATTGCGCACAAGTGCGGTCATTCCCATGTCGTCCAGGAGCGACGACCAGATTGCCGGGCACGACAGAAGCTCGGTGGGAAGATGTTCACGCTGAATGCGACGCACGTCTCGCATGAGTCGAAGTGCCGTAGTTGTGTCTTTCGTTGCACCCGTCTTTGCAAGTTCAATGAGTGCCTTCAGGAACCGTGCAGTTGCAACAAGTGGGTCTTCCTTCTCCCACTTTGGCCTTCGTTCACTCTCCAACATTTCTGCAGTGGGAGCGGGAGCTGTCACAGGAGCTGGCCCTGGCGATACCTTCGCAGGAATTGCCGCTGCCACCGCTGCTGCTGCCTTTGCTGCTGCCTTTGCTGCTGCCAATGCCGATTCTTGTGCCTGCTCCTGCTGTTTCTTGGTGATTGCACGAGCGTAGATTTTCCGCTTTGTCAGGTCAAACCCTTGCAGAATCAATTTCGCGATCGTGTCTTCCGATGTGATGACGGTTGTGTTGAATCGAAGTTCCACGTCACCGGCTCCAATCTCGGTGAATGTTTGCAAGAGGTTTGTGAGCGGTTCGTGGAGTCCAATCTTGAGCGACAGCTTGTCTTCGCCGGCCATGGGTCCTGAAATGATGTTGAAATGAACACATACCTGTTGTTCTTGTTGCTGCTGCTGCCGTTGCCGATCAGGAGACGCCGCCGCCGCCTCGACTGATGCAATACTGGATGCAACAACTTCTGCTGCGGCTGCGTGCGTTGTTGTGGCATTTGCGTTTGTGCTTGTGGTGGATGATGATGCATGAAGTGGCGTGGGAATGGCATTCAATCGTGTGAGAAATTCGGTGCGTGCAAGTGTAGCGGGAACTTCAGTGCCATCTTTTGTTTTCCGGGCAGGTTTGTCTTCCTTCATGAACCAATCCAGCACAAGACGCGCGCCGTCATCTTTCATGTCCGCCGGGTTGATGTGGAGCAGTGAAATGATGTCGCGATGAGTCCAGCCCTCGCGATTTTTGTATTTGTTGAGAAGCACCGCAAGTTCGAGGCCGGCGCGCGACGTGTAGAGTTTGGCGAATACCCTTCGCACACCCTTGCCCATTCCCTTTCCTGGTTTCGATTTGTCTTGTGAAAAGTCGCGAATGTATTGCAACAGCATGAACCAGTGTGTGGGAATTCGGCACACGCGTTCAACGGACTCAAGTGCCAGCGCCTTGCATTCCGGATTGGGTGCGAACACGATGGATGCTGCCAGCGACATCATAGTCATTTCTTGTTTTGGAGCACGCCCTTTCACAGAGACATCCACGAGGTCGCAGAGGAGTTGCTTGAAAAGGGTAGGGTCGGACACGGCGGCCATGATGCATTTGGCAACGCATGTTGCGATTTGTCCACCGGATTGGTAGAAATTGCCATTGTCGGACTTGCTTCCGATGATGAGATACCGCATCCATTCCTGTTCAATGGGTAGCGGGAATGCGAATCCTCCCGCATGATTTGCCACCTGGCCAGGAAGACCAACTGACTGCGGGATACGCGCGCGCGCCGCCGGATTGTTGCGTGCCGTCATTGCGGTCTTCAGTGTTGAAGACTTACCTTTGGATCCAGATTTGCTTGCCGTAGACTTCGATTTTCCGGCCATTGTTATGACGATTTGTGATTTGCGAAGACGAGTGTGTTGTTGCGTAACTGAATACTATATAATGCGGTATGCTTTTTAAATCAATTTTTTTATTAATTCGAGAAGGAATTAAAAATTGATATGGTTTTATTAAATTGTTATGTGTAGGTAGCAAGCAAGCAAGCAGCAATAGCACAAACGAACATTCCATGGCCAATATCGGATCCGGATCAGCTCTATCACAAACGGCGTCCAACGGGACCCAAAAAATAAAACCACAGTCCAATTACACGGTCGACGCGGTTGAACCGCAGGGTGTCGTCACTGTCGATGTCGTTGTCATTGTCGATGTCGATGTCGATGTCGATGTCGAAGCTGACCGCGTTCGTAAACTGGCAAAAGAACGTAAACTGGCAGAAAAGTATCTCATGTCACAGCTGTGCTCAAGCCGAGATGTTGCTTTCATGGCGTTGTGCGATGATCAAAGTCGCATGCCGTTCCGCTGTGGCTGAAGGAAATCATTTGAAGAAATGTAAGTATGATGATGAATAAATGTAGGTATTGATAAGTATTATAATTTTATAACTAACGCTTTTTTCTAAAAATAAAAAATGTTCTGAGTACGTATAAGGAATTAAAAATTGATATGGTTTATTGAATTATTATGTAGTAGTAGTAGCATTAGCATCACGATCGTTTCATGGCCAATAACGGAACATCTCCACCCCAATCCACACAATCCGGTCACGTCGTCGACACGGTTGACACGCTTGAATCGCAGAACGATGTCGCTATCATAAAAGCCGACGATGGGTCTGCTCCAGTATTCGTTATCGAACTTCCTAAATGGGGCACTCCTGAATACTGGAGATTGTTTCAGACAGATGATACAAAAGAGGATGAAGCACATGAATCGGAATCCGAACCCGACAATGACGATGAGGCAAATGCAACCTACTGGTTGAAAACAGTGGCCGATTGGACCGCTGCCGATCGCAGGAAAAAATCAGAAATGAACGCACAAACAATGAACACGCCACAAGAACAACGGACATACTTCAAAGAAATTGCCGAGATGTTGGCAGATGAAAAAATCACGACGGAACGGGCGTGTTCCTTGATTGAGGACTTGCGCGATGCTGGAATAACTGCCGACATAATGCACTCACACCAAGAACAGGTGAAAGGCTTCAAGGAAATTGCTGAACTGTTGGCGGATAGAAAAATCACGACGGAAGAAGCTTGCGGCTTGTTTACGGAGTGGATTACGGAGTGGAGTGGATGGTTGTTGTAAATGCGTGCTGCAGAATTCTAAAAGTCTAAAAATATCAATAAATATGACATGAAAATTCATATAAACACGAATTAATAATAATTTTATTATACACATTAATTTCGTATTCTCCAAAAAGAATGCACCATGTGTCCGTAGACACGCTCGTCACACAAATTGAAACGTATTTAAAATCTAAGAACATCCAATATGCGGTATCTGATGACAATGACCCATCGAGTATAAAAACAATAAATAATAATACGAATAGTAATAGTAATAGTAATAGTAATACTAACCCAAAAAATAGAATGTGTACGTCACAAAATCATTCGATCCTTTCATCCTTTAAACCAGAAAGTCACATGGGACAAATGCGTCATTCATATTACACGGAAGACGGTGGAACCGAGCAAAGTATTATTTGCATCGAAGACGTCGTTATTGAAGACCAAATTACAACTGTAACTGATTTGTTGCAACTGTGCGAAAAATATAAACTCGCAGAGAACGTGCGATACAATATAGATATGACATCGCTACACAAAATTTGCCCATATTTACGCGAACTCAATAACATGATTGGTATGCAAAGCATAAAAACGACGGTATTGGACCAAATCATATACTTTATTCAAAAGTTGCATCTTCCACCGAGTTCGGATACCCCAGATGGTGCAAATGACGGCGCGCAACAATTGCCACCCATTTGCTGCAGCGGTCCTTCTTCTGCATTCAATTCAAACCCTTTTTTTGACAAACTAATCGGGGGTTCAACTACATCCAGTGCACAAATGCCGATATTCAAATCTGCCGACGGTAGCATACTGTTTCACTTTAAAAACCCGTTCGGAGGCGGTGATGTCGAGCAAATATATAGTAGCAATAGCAATAGCACCAATGCCACGAATTCGAAAACTAATTCCGACAAACCATCATGTTCGTCATCCGCGACTTCGTCGTGTTCGCCCAACCAGAATACGCCTCTTGGTGGAGTTGGCACGATCGCATCCATATTTGCAAATATGAACGCATATCCACCTAAAACTAAAATGGGTAATAAACAACAAAATCGTTCTACCAAACATAAACATAATCACGATCCGAGCGGGGATTTCATGCATACCGTATTATATGGCCCGCCTGGAACCGGAAAAACGGAGGTTGCCAAAATTCTCGGCAATATTTTCTGCCATCTCGGTATTTTAAAAGCCAATACATTCAAAAAGGTAACACGATCCGACCTTATTGCCGGGTATCTGGGCCAGACTGCAATTAAGACGCGCGAAGTGATTGATTCGGCTATTGGCGGCGTGCTATTCATAGACGAAGCATATGCTCTCGGAAATACAGAGAAACGCGACAGCTTTTCCAAAGAATGCATTGATACCTTGTGCGAAGCGCTCAGCGATCACAAACACGAGCTCATGGTAATCATTGCAGGATATGAGAAGGAGCTTACTGACTGTTTTTTTAGCTATAATGAGGGTCTCTCGTCTCGATTCACGTGGCGTTATAAGATAGATAACTATAGTGCAATTGATTTGAGAAAAATATTTGAAAAGATTGTCAGAGACAATCGATGGACGTTTAAAGAAGTGGATTCGGTAAAGGACGCGTGGTTCAAAGAGCACCACGACTACTTCAAATACTTCGGACGGGATATAGAAGTTTTTTTCACAAAGACGAAGATTGCGCATAGCCGTCGCGTGTTCTGTCAACCGGTAGAACATCAGCGTTCGCTGAATATGAAAGATTTAGAAACCGGTTTCGAATTATTCTCTCAAAATGAAGATGTTAAATCCAGGGGGAATCGGTTCATCGGGACCGCGGCTACGATGTATTTATAATTTATTAATGACAATGACACACTGTTTGTTTGTATGTTATTCAATTTGAAAATTATTATTTATGATATAAATAATAATATCGTGGTTTATTAGATAGATTATTAGATTATAGTAATAAATAAAATAATAAATAATACATAATTCTTAAAAATTAATTTAAAAATGTCAGAATCGCAAGACTCAAAGGATTTTCGCGATGCGGCGGTAAGGGCAAGAGGTGCATTGGATTCAAATATACGAGATAATGTAGCAGGCGCTGCCGATATCTATCAAAATCCGCCGTTTTACAGTGACAAATATAGCGACGGTAAATACGAACTCATTAAGGAATTGAAAATCAAAGAGACGGCATTGGAAGTTGTTGTTCGACAATACACTGAGAAACATCGCGAATACACGCAGTATATGAAGGATCGCGGTGGAGAATGGAATGACAATCCGAAGCGCAACGATATGAGCGGTCTTGGACTGTCTCCGGGCGATGACAGCGAAACCGTGGGCTGGTTCTATCTCGGAGACACGGATACGCTCACAGATTGCAAGCAAGCCGCACTCCGGGATGAACGGCTCTATACGCGAGTTGTGCACTATAATCCCGAGGACGGATACAATGGAAATTGGAAATACGGGTGCTATGGAAGCGTTATGAATAGCAAAACAAGTTCAAACCCCAAATCCAACTCTATTGGAGTAAGCACTGCCGACCGCACGTATTGGATCGACACCAGTGCAAACGGATCGTTCGCGCCACCCGCAGGCACCAACCCCGGAACCAATTATGGGAATGGTTGGTATTATTTGGGCCGGTATGAAGGTTATGCGACCGACAGCGGACACGATATGGGATTTTATGCGTGCAAGGAGCTCGCGAAGAATCCGTCTGAACGCGTCGAAGTAATACAGCCCGATAGATCGGTTATTGTTGTTGAACCGATGCCATACTTGAAAGACAAAGTATTTGAGACTGTAGTATATTTTGATAACAATTATGGCGGTGCCGACTGGAAAGGGCGGTGTTATGGTGGAGTCAAAGGCGCGCAACCACCATCGAGCGGTGGTGCAGATGTTGCAGGTATATGGGTATCGAAACAAACGCGGTGCATGGCCGGTGAAAATGCGCCCACCGCAAAAACGGTTCTCGTCAAGGAGCTTCAGGCCATGTATGAAGACATTCTTATTCGCAAAAAGGATATCGAAGACCTGTTTTCAAAAATACCCGGACTTAAAAAAGAGTTCGGCAGCATGTTGAACGACAGCATCTACCGCATCCAATTTGAACTTCAGCCCAAAGTTACTGAATACATTGACAGCGTAAAGGCGGAAGAATCTACCATTTCAGCACTGGATAATTTGGATTCACACGTCCAAATGACAGCAGGACGATACAAGTATGTGTTATACACTCTATTTGTAGTGGCGCTCGTTTGCGGCATTTATTTCATTTTGAAAAGTGACAATGATACCATGTATGTGGAATACGCGCTAATGGGGTCGCTTCTATGTTTAGCGCTATTTTATGCATATTCTTACTTTGGTTGGGGAATGGAGGGTAGCAAATAATTTTTAAAATATTAGTATTAATTAATAAAATAAGAATTAATAATAATAGAATAATAGAATAATAGAATAATAGAATAATAGAATAATAGAATAGAATTAGAAGTTAATATTTATAGAAAGTAATTTTAATATAATAGTTGATAATAATGCCAGTAGTAGCACAAGGATGCAAGCCCAAGGTGGTGACAGCGGTCGGACCCACGCAAACCATGGATGCGCCAAGAACAGTGCGCACGTTTACAAGCGAATATGATGAATACAGCCTCGACCCATCATCGCTTCAGGGAGCGATAAACGAGGCTCAGAAAACGCGCGCGCTTCAGACCGCAAATGCTGCAGCATTTTTGGCTTCCATAGGTAACTCCGGCAAACACAAATTCGCGGGCCAAAACATTAAAATTGGGAGCGGGACGAACGCAGTCAGTGGATACGTTACCGATAAAGGGTTGTTTAAACAGTGGGCGTCCGATAATTTAATGGACAGCGCCTCCGGAAAATACGGCTGTCCTGCAAAAACCACCATAGAAACGAAACCCGGATACGCAATACCGAGCAATAGAAATCAAAACTACGTAGGCGCAGCACTTAATTCGTCTGGTAATTCAAACGACCCGCTGTTTTTAGGAACCCAAAATGGGAGTATAACCGGTGCCGCATGGAATCGTTCTGAGAGCACGCTGCCTGCTTGCGGCAACGAAGGGTCAAACGTTCAGGTCGTCTATCCCGCGAAAGCTACCGGCTCAACGTATCGCGGCACCTTCAATCTCGGCGTTGTTTCAACTACTCGAATGGAAGAACAAACCGATATGAGCGCCATCTCATATGAGACATGCATGAAGCGCGCCGAAGATAAGGGGCGAAGCGTGTTTGGATTCACAGGTAACAAATGTTATATTGGGTCAGGCGCGCTCGGCGACGCACAATCGGCGGGTATAGCATATGCAATTGAAGGCACGCCACTGACAAACGCCAACCCACAAAAGCTGCTGCATTTTGGAATGGATGGAACCCTCAATATATTAAAGAGTGCAGCTCCGAATAACGATGCAGCGGATATAGTCGGCTATTTCGGACGCCAGTCAAGCGAAGGTTCTGCCAGATTTCCCAACGGTGTAGACAAGTGTGATTTCAAGACCGGTGGTCTTCTTGCCGAAAAACCTACAGGAACGTGGGGAGAGAATTGCAACGAGATTTTAGAACCATATCTTCGTGATACATATTGGGGATATTGGTAATACAAATAATTGGAAATAATTAGATTAAATAAAATGTAGAATCTAATTATCTAATCTAAATATCTAATCTAAATATCTAATCTAATTATCTAATCTAAATATAATTATAATTAAATTAATATAAGTAATATAAGATAAAAGTTGTTATATAGATTATAGATAGTCTGACATGGGAGGAGGTAGTTCCAGATATCAACCATCACATCATTGGTTTCCATCATTGGCATGGAGACGCCCGTATAATGTTACCCCAAATAATGTCACGCCGGAATTGTGGGGTGAAGGACAGCAACAGTCATACTATCAACCGGCATATAGATGGGACCCAGCAAGAGGGTGTAATAAAAATTTCAAGGGGACGTATAAATGCGGTAGTAAAGACAACCAAATAAAAAATACAATTTTATCGGGGTTCAGCGGCGGAAGTGTAGCGTATTTTGATTGTAGAGCTGAACACGACGCGTGCACTAATTTCCGGCTGGAGCTAACCAATTCAGGGGAACTTCGATTCACAGATAGGAATGGAAATATCGTTGCAAATGGAAATGCATTCAATGCCGTAAATTCCACGAAGAAAACCAATGAAACCATTAATCCAAACCAGCGTCCAGAAGACATTCGTTCACTCAACGATATTGTGCTGAATAGTAAGCTGCCTAATTTTACAAGAACGTATGTTCAGTACATGTACCCCAGCCAGAGTCTTAAAGCCGGGGAGTACTTGTGTTCCGCCTCCGGAAATTGTTTTCTGGCGGTGGTGGGTGATACATATAAAGTGTGCGCTCTGCGAATACGATCTGCGAAGTTGGCTGCTGACAGCGTTATTATAACCGGTGACAGCGACATGAAATCATCTGCGCTGTATGAACTGAACGGACTCAACGTTGACAATTTAGGAAAGGTCGCAAACATATCCATTGACGGACGACGACGTATGTTCAGCACGGGACAAGTCGCGCTCGGAAAAAAATACGTTGAAATTACCGGAAAAGATAAAAGCGGACGCGTTCTCGCATACGACAATCCAGGTGACCAATTGGAAAATGTTACGAATGATACAGGGGCAATTGATTTCTGTTTTGACCAGTGCAGCAATCGCGACGATTGTGGCGGGTTTGTGGTTTCGGACAATGATCCGAAAATATGCCAGTTAAAAACGACGGACCTGTTTCCGGTGGGGAATCGCGTTCAGAGTGACATCACGCACCTTTATAAACGGTTGTATGCACCTAAAAAGGTTTCAGAATCGTGCATGAAACCCGAAAATGCCGGTATTGTGGCGATCGACAGCGTTCTATTTGACCATTATCCGACCGACAAAAAGGACCCTCGAATGACGCGCGACACATTGTGCGGTGTTGACCAGCTGGTCGAAACTCCCACCACGAATTTCGATACGGCATCTGCCAATTTGGCATCTATTTATGATACCATCATGGATAAAATCCGAAAAACAATAAAGGCGCAAACAATGTATAACCTGTTTCGTAATGATCCCGGAATGGATGTGGGAGAGAAAATAGATGACTATTCGAAAACGACCGACCAGATCAAGGCGTTTACGGATAAAGAAGAAACTGTGCGGGGTGCGGAAGAAGACACGCGTATAGCGTTAATAAGCGAAACATACAAGTATATCGTATGGAGCATGGTGGCTGTTATTATAATCATCGTGATTGTAATGTATGGTGATATCGGAACGTATGCCAATCTGGGCGCAATTACTGATGTTTTTAAAGGTGCCGCTGGAAATGAAACGCAGTCGTCATCCGAGTCGCAGTAACCAACCAGTAACCCAAACATAATATACCAATTAAGTAATTTATTATGCCTTCATTTCCATTTTTATCGCGGGATGATACATGTAATTTCGAATAACAAAATCTGCAGGAATATAATCTTCAATTCTCTCTTTTGGAGCACCTACAATTTTCAGGATAGGAAACGGATACGGTTCTCGTTCGATTTGTTCTTGTAATGCCGACACGTGCTCTTCGTATATGTGCGCATTTCCAACATTATAGATAAACTCATTTGCGCGCAGTCCGCAGTGATGCGCCAGCAAGTGGGTAAGAAGTGCATATGACGCTATATTGAACGGCACGCCCAGGCCAACATCCCCGCTGCGCTGGTATAATGCGCAGCTCAACAAGTCTCCTTCGCTAACATTAAACTGAACAAGGACGTGACACGGCGGGAGCGCCATTTCATCAAGTTGCTGCGGATTCCACGCGCTCATTACCATTCGTCGCGAAGTGCGCTGCGCCGGGTCTTTCAGGGTTGCAATGATATCGGCAAGTTGGTCAACACCCTTTCCAGTGTAGTCTGCATCGCATCCGGTGTACGGAGCGTTGAAATGGCGCCACTGGTGTCCGTAGACTGGACCCAGGTCATTTTCTCGAAGATGCGTTAGCCCCCGACCATCCAGGAATTCCCGGCTGGCATTGGCGTCCCATATATGGACACCCTGTTCTTTGAGAATCGCGTTATCGGTGCGCCCCCGAATGAACCAGAGTAATTCTTTGAGACATGTTACCCAAGCCACGCGCTTGGTGGTAAGAAGCGGAAGAATTCCGCCGCGAAGAGAGAAATGCATGCCCGCGCCAAATACACACATAGTTGTGCCATTGCGCGTTTTTTCGGAGGTCCCATACCCCAAAATGTCCCATATCAGGTTACAATATTGTCGTTCGTCGTGCGATACGGCAGGAAGCACTGCGTCGTAGGTTTTCCCGATACGGCGGCTGCGTTTACTATATTCGGTTAGAGTTTTAAACATGTAATAATATATTTATGTATACGAGCATCACTTCTTTCTAATTCATTTCAATGAAGATAAATAATATAAATAATATAAATAAATGCAGCGACATACTTATTAGATTGAATTATATGGCATATCAGTTGTATCGATGCTGGTATTATCCATATGCGAGTTCTACAACCCGTGCCTGCACGGACGCGATGACTCCAGTTCTCCAAACATTGACGGGCAGATACTATGCTGCTACAGCGTTCCCAGAGAAAAGATATTTCGACCGCGCGGATACCCGTTTCGTTTTCTTGGATGCGGCGGCGGCCGAAATGTGTTGACGTACTGGTGGGATGTAACACAAACTGCTTATTGGAAAAATAGTGCGAACGGCGAATTATTAAATTCAGCCGAATGCGAGAATCTTCGCGCACACGGTCATCCCACTATTCGCAACTATTTCCCGATTATTCGGGCACGAGGGATCCGCTTTCTTGAAATTGTAAAAACGATTTATCTTGAACCTGGTGGAGAATGCGTTTGCGTGTTAAAAACGGTCTGGCTTCGCATTTTTCAAAGAAAGGTGCGAAATTGGATACGAAAAAAACGACAGGTTGCTTCTTATCTAAAAACGTCGCGATATTTGATGTTATCTGAGTGCGGTATGCATACCACACAGTTTATGTATTAGGAATATACAATGTATTGTATTATTCATCGAAAATATATTGTGACTATTTACCTATTTACTACCACACCTCTGCTACACTCTGCTTTTGCCGCTTTTGCCGCTTTTGCCGCTTTTGCTACCTGTGCTATCCGTAAAATATTTACTATGAATCGTTCGCATTATTTCGTCATAGTTTCTATTATCATGTATTGCATAATAAAAAAGTAAAAATACGATTTCTTGTATGATATTTATATCATACCTTTTTTTATTACCTTGTTTTTGTAGCGTATCTACATATGGAGCAATAATGTTCATTTGACTGGTATGCAAATTAGCATTCACCGCATAGTATAATCCATCAATCGACATTCTATATGCATCATCAATAATGGCGCCATCTATGTTCAACCCATCATGAATGATGTGACCGGCTGGAATGAAATTTTTCAAGCGCAAGTGTGTATATTCTGGTAATGATAAATTTGCTCTGGATAAAAAATTAGCCGAATATTCGTGCAAATCCATTATTCGTCTAACACACTGAAATGGAACACATCTACTTGACCTATCATCGCACCCACAAACAGATAGAATCAGCGGTTTAACGTATTCTGCATAATCACTGTTCCCCAATGGACCGACATTCTTCCCACTAAGTTTATGCTTGATGTATGAGTAACCGTGTAAAACTATTTTATTCCAAAAACCCAACAAATTTGCATACTCAAATTGAAACCACGTATTTCCGTATAAATCTGGAATAGGGCTTTTTCCTATCAAGCAATCAAACGTTGAATTTGTTTTAGTTGTGTCACATACACTACCACTCGATCTGCAATCATATAAAATACCGTTTCCTAATCTGTATTGCGGTGCATCGTGAACACTATCATGAGACGACTCAGGAAGAGTTTTTTTTGTAATGCACTCTCTTAGTTTATCTGAGTTTTTTTTATCCTTGACGATACTGTCGTAAAAAAACCCGTTATCTTGAATGACGACAAACGCTCCGTTGTATATCTCTTTTAATCCTTCTCTATTTATGTTCGTATATGATATCAAATTCATAATGAACTCTTTAATTAATGGATCCACGCCAAGGTGGGCTTCTAATTCATATGCGTATGCAATCAAATCGTCATAGTCGGGATTTATATCTCTAAACCCTGCATCGCACAAACCATCGAACGTTAAAAGCTCTTTATCCTTATTAAAATAATTATTGTAATTTGTTAGGCATGAATGATCAGTTAAATACTTGTGCGGAATATAATTGTATTGGTCCTTGTCGATGCGGTCTTGTGCATATAAATATTTTGTTCGCGCATTACGTGTGCATTTAAACCTGTCTTTAATTTGTCGAATAGTCGGTGTTGGATTACCACTAAAGAAATAGCAATTATTATCATATATCTCTTTTGCACGCCCATCTATACCTGCACTTCTTGCTGAAACTTTTGTTGTTTGTTTGGACTTTGGGCGACCGTTTGATTTTGTATTTGGGACCATTGCACCACCGTATCGTAACATTGGGCTTGTGTGCTGTAAACGCCGCTTTGTATTTTTCAGCCGATGAGATTTTCTTTTCATTCTTTGTTTAATCTATCTATTCTAAAAACCTAAAAACAATAGATATATTATATATATTATATAATAATGTTAATTAATTATTTAAACAATGTTTAGATTAAAATAAAAATGCGTAATTATATCTATATTCACGTGTGTTGTGTAAACAATTGGAAAGATGTGTTGCATCATTTGTATTCCAATATTAAGACAAGTGGGTTGCACGATATTGTAACGCGCATAAGGTGTAACGTGTTGTGTAATCCAGAATCAAAACCCAGCGTTGAACTGTTTTTTTCGGAATTATTGTCGTCTGATGCGAAATTGGAAATATTAGGAATAACATGCGATATATCGTTGTATGAAATACCAACCATAAATTTATTACACAATCATGCTACTGAAGCTGCTGATGATTTTAATGTGCTATATTTGCACACAAAGGGTGTGACGCGAACCAATACAAATGTTGACGATTGGGTGAACTACATGATACATTTCAATATAAATCAATATAAAACGTGTATAGAACAATTGGCGGATCATGATACGGTTGGTGTTAATTTATTTACCACTCATCCGATTCACTATTCTGGGAACTTTTGGTGGGCGAGGTCAAAATATCTGAAGAATTTAAAGCAGTGTGAGAATAACCATTATAATTCGCCCGAATTTTGGCTCACGGAAGACAATTTGGGAAAGTTTTCGTCACTATGGCATTCAAATATTAATCATTACAATGAACGATACGAAGAACATAATTATAAAAATAAAATATAAATCCCAGCAAATTAAAACGAAACTAAAATATTTTTTTATATTATAAAATAATCAAATATAATACAAAGAAAATAATAACATCATAAGTTATAGGTTTAATTTTAGCAATAAATTAATAAAATAATAAATTAATACAATAAATACAATACAAACGCACGATCAAACACAAACAATGGACTCATTAGAAGAAGCGGTCCGCGACGGAGTTCGCCGGTCCGGATTTTTGGACTACGTATTTAAAATGGATGACGCGCAACAGGGTATTCTGCTGAATATTTCTCAATATCTTGTGCTCGCAATTATACCGATTGCGATCATTCTCACGCTCATACGCACGTATGTCCCCGACCCCGACGACCAAAAGGGCAGTTTGCTCGTTTTAGTAGAAATCATAGGCCAGTTGCTGTTCATGTTCATGTCCATCTATTTTGTTCACCGAATCATCACGTATATTCCCACTTACAGCGGATACAAGTATGGCGAGCTGAATATGATCACAATTGCGCTCGGTATCCTCATGGTTGTTCTCTCAATTAAGACCAAATTGGGAGAAAAGGTGCAAATCCTGGTCGACCGCGCTGAAGAGCTGTGGTCGGGGGAAGGCAGTGTTCGCGAGACAGCTGGTCGAAACTCGCAAGTGCGCGTAACTCAACCGCTGTCTCAACAATTCATCCAGAGCAGCGGTGGCATGATGGTTAGCGGTGGAATGGCGCCTCCCGCCGCCCAGCTCACCAGTAATAAAAGCATGCAGAATGAGTTCCGCCCGCCCGTGCAGCAGCAAGCCGGCCATCCCGCAGGGGGTGCATCCATGGCCGGAGGCATGATGCAAGGATTTGAACCGATGGCAGCAAATGAAATTATTGGGCACTCAATGTTTTAGGTTTTAGGGGTTTCATATTTTCAAATTTCTATCTGCTCATTTGTAGATAAAAAGTTGTGCAATAAAATACCGTCTCCGTCATTCTCGATATCTCCTGCAAAAACCGCATTCTCGTAGAGTTCGCGCAAAATATCGGGCGGGGCAGTGGACCCCACTTTCAGCAAATTCTTTTTATGCAGACGCGCCGTTATTGTGCGCAACGGGATGTGACGCATTTCCTTTCGTTTCTTTTCAATGCTGTGCTGGGTTTGTCGGTTCTTTATAAGAACTCCAATCACCGGTCCATTGCGATTGATATACTTTCCAAGTTTGTATTTCTTAGTTACAACGTGTTGTTTGGTTTCGCGAATTTTAATATCCGGTTCTTGCGTTTTTATCGTATTTTCAATATGCTCGCGCCGATACTCGTCAAGGCGCTGTTTGCGTAGTCCGTACATGGAGTCTATTATGTCATTTGTCGCTGCGGTTGCGGTGGATTCGTCGGCGGCCAAGTCGTCGACACCCGAATCGACCGAACCACCACCTGCCATTCCACCAGCAACCCCGGCCAGTCCAGCCGACGACGGTCCGTCGGATGTTTCAGGCATGTTTGAAATTGAACCAGAAATCAGGCTATCTCCAAACGGATTCATTGCGTTTAAATCAATTGAATTCATTGCACCGCCAATTGTAAGCGGGTCTGGTGGGTGTGTAACGGCAGCAGCATTCGTATTATTTACATTTCCGGACCTCAATGTTTTATTATGGAGTGACCTAAACGTGGGTTTTGTTCCACCCTTCAGACAACCCCATTTGGGTTCGGACGGAATCGGAATCGTCATATTCACCGGAACACCTGTTTCATTTGAAAAAAATAATGGTTGAAAATCGGATGGCGAAACTGTCTGAAACGGAGGAGGAGGAGGAGGTTGCATTATTTGAAAGGCTTGAGAAGAATGTTGTGAGGGCGAGGGCGTTATATGCGCATTCTGAAACATATTTGAAGATGCAGATGCTATTGCAATCGGTTGATTATTGCTGTTGGGAAATGTATTTGTATTTCCAAACAATGCTGGTGGTGCCTCCAGATAAACATTGGGTTGTTGTTGTTGTTGTTGTTGTTGTTGTTGTTGTTGTTGTTGTTGTTGTTGTTGTTGTTGTTGTTGTTGTTGTTGTTGTTGTGGTTCGCTGCGTCTGTCGCGTTTAGATGTTTTGCCTCCCGACTTATGTTTATTCGAAAGGTTTGATGAAAGATTTTGCAAATATTGCAATGATTGCAGATACGTTTCTGCAGACCCCCCACTCGATGAAGATGATGCGGTTGACGGTGCAGGTGTTAGTGCAGAGGACAACGCACCTCCTCTGTCATTTTGTTTCTGTTGGTGTTTTTTAATTCGATCCAATAAATTCTTCTTCAACGTATTTGGCCGTATAAATGGTTTCGGCTTTAGTGTCGCGCTTTTATCCGACCGCTGTTTCGCCTTTCTGGACGCCCTTTTTGAAAACAACTGGAGCGATGGGTCGATTGTAATGGTTCGTTTTCTGCCAGCGTCTCCTCCACCACCCGATGAAGTGGTCGTAGACGACATAAATTTAAAAACGGTATTATATTATATCTAAATTTATAATCCATAGTATAAAATACTACAAATTATAACGAACATCATCAATCAAATCGCTAAAATCATAACATCATAACAAAGAAAATCATAATAAAGAGCCTCTCATCTTCTTGCAGCCCACAGACGGTCGTCTATCTACATGAACCCTCGTTTAGCCATCCATTGCAAGTATGACTTGGGTGAGGCAGATTCGCTGCGCCATTCTTTGTAAGCGCGCAGCGAAACATATCTTGGGTGAAGCTCGCGTCTTTTCGCGGGTTGTTTTGCAATGCTCAATCGCGCGGGGTTGTCCACTTCGACATTCTCCGCCAGAATCGTTTTAACTCCGTTTACAATCTGGACCAGCGTGTATTCGATTGGAATTGCAAAAGGGTCAATTTTCCCGGGATCCGAACGCGGGCAAATCGCGCATTTCATGGTGCATTCAAAGAATGCCTCGATGTGTGCGTTTTTAAATGCAACAATTGACGTGTAATCGAATTCCGTCCTGTGCGGAGCCACTGCTTTCCACACATTGTGCAAATCTCCTCCGTTTTTTTCGCACGCGTCGATAATTTGCTTGATAAATGTTGCGAGTTCGCCCGTTCCGAAGGATGTCTCTTCGCAGCAAACATCAACTCCTCCAACCGCCTCAAAACAACGTCGAATTTTATCCTCCGTTGTATGAATTGGGATATCTTGAATTTCCGTCGGTTTGAGGTCTTGATTGATAATGTCTTGTCCCAAAACGGCCTTCAAATCATCCAACTTGACACCGTTTCCGGTAGCGTAAATAGTGGTATCGTTATCGTTATCGTCGTGGCTCATTCTTCTTGGTTTGTTGTTACTATTGTACTTTGCTACTACTAATAAATGTAAAAGGTTAAATCAATCAATTTTTTTATATTTATTTATAATACTTTGCGGTATATCATATTAGATATATATTATATATATTATATATTATTACTTCAACTCAATACTGTGTTATGTTAATGCAACAAATGCAACATATGAGTCCACCCAATCCCGATCCGACCAATTTATTAAAATCCGAGATATTTGATTATGTGATAAACGTATTGCACAGATATCATCATTATGTTAGATTCGATAAAAAAAAAACAAAAGACAAATTCATTGCCCACATTTGGAAATGTTACAATAATTTTAATAATAAAACACTTCAAGAACAAATTAGATACGTAAACGAGCAACTGTATTGGGGGGATGATGATGAATTTACACCAACCATGTGTCCTATCCACCGAATGGATTTGTGTTTATTCTACGAGACATGGAGCTCTCCGCCCGTTTTTATGGGCGGGTGGTCAGGAATTCCCTACGAATGGGAAGTTTTCGAGGATCACGATGACCGAGCAAAAAATCACTGGTTAATTCGCGCCGATGACGGTCATAATTTAATGAACAGTCGTCATCACAGGACATGGGGTATGAAGGAAACAACCTCTACAAAAGGGTTTGATTATCTTGTCAAACCGGGAGACATATTATGGTTTATATTGAACGGATGCGGCGGAAAAGTGATAGCATTTGCCGAATACGTGAGTCACAATGGGCGAACCCGAACGAACGAAGAATTTGGTTGGGAACGACCGGCGACCAATGGCAACGACGAATGGAATATAGAAGTAAATTATACCGATTTTAGACATGTCGAAACCGACAATCTTTTCACACGTATAAAAGGGCAGAGCGCAAATATACGAATATATAATCATAAAGAACCAAACTGCGAGATAGATTTACCGCGCATTTATGCTACATATACAGATGATAACAACATAATGATATAAATTCCAACATCGCTCGCACCAATTACAATCACACCAATCACAGCAACAGCGATAAGATGAATGTTGCAATATTAAATATCTTGGAATCAATTGCAGCTTGATCGGACACGGTATCCTTGTCGGCATCAATCACTAATTTTCTGCGAGCGTCGTTAAGTATCCAGTCGTCATGATATTTATTGCATTCTGCAAGGTATTCTAAAGCAATGGTCTCGCCCTCTCGGGCGCGCTTCTTAATGCGCGACAAACATGTTTCCGCTGATGCCTGGATGTATACGATACCCGTCACACGCACATCGTTGTAAAACTCGTCAAACCACATGTTATAAATAGTGTGGTCGTCTTTGCCAATGAATCCTTGCGCGTGCAGCATTTTTTCAAACACGTTGCGATCAGTTTCCACGCATCGTTCGGTAATAATGACGTCGTATGCCGGATTTCGGGCGGCAGCCAGCAGTATGGACAGCCTGGAAATATATGCCATCATCTGGAACTTGAACGCATATGTTTTGGGATCTCTGTAAAAATTAGAGAGAATAGTTTCGCCGCGCTCGTCCACGACAGCATTCCAGACGGTATCAACGGGTTCCTGAATGAAATGCACGTTTGGCATGTCGGCAAATGCCGCTTTCAGCTGTTCTAATGTGGTCGATTTTCCGGAACCGATTCCACCGTCCACGGTGATAATAATGGGTTTGGTTTTAGCGTGGCGCCTATGCATATTCGTTACGCTACCAATGTCCGCCTTAATGCCGTCTATATTTCCGCCAGTATCAGAAGCATTATGCATAATTGACAATTGATGTTGTGGTTGTGCTTTACCAGATATGTCTAAATATATAATACATGTATATTTATATTTGTATTCTATATTATATTTATAAAAATTAAAAATAAACACTGCGCTACAAATGTATATTTTACGACCACCTCATCCTTTCTCGCATGCTATTAAACATATCATATGCATACGGATGATTGGCGTGCAGGGCCATATTACACCACCTCATGGCATTGATAAATTCCGGGTGGTGCGGGTTATCATTGGATTTACGGCGGTATAGTTCGGCAATTGAATAAAAAGCATCCGCATTCCCCTGGTCAGCTGCAAGATTCAATAGCCGTAACGCTTCATCCGTTTTTTTCTGCAATTTACTTAGGGCTATTTGCGCCTCGTCGTAATTCTGCGCTGCAGCAAGTGTGAAATAGTCAGACGCTTCCTTTGTTTTCCCTTTTTGCAATTCGTATAATCCAAGTACATATTCACCATATTTGCTGCCAGCAGCCGCACTTCGTGCTGCCAAAGCAGGACCGGCCTTTATGCCATCGTTAAAGTGGCAATGTGCTAAAACTCCTTGGCAATCTGGATCATGAACAACTTGAACTTGAGAAACCAACAACATCGCTCCACGAACATCTTTTATAACCCCCGCCGTGTGGCCATTTAATAACATGTCTGCAAGGCATGCACGCGCTTGAAAATTGCCGTCACTTACTTCTCTCAATTGCCTAACTGCTTCCTCATTTGCATGGATACACCTTTGAAGATCGCATTTCGCAATATCGCTAACATCGCGATAACGAAACGATGTCGCGTGCATCTGTTCAGCTATTTTGAATATTTCACCTTCAATAAGTTTCATTGACGCGGGACCGCGAATGGAATGTTGTCTTAAACTTTCTAATTTGCGAGGTGGCATGTCCATGCCGAATAGCAGCCTTTTTGATAATACGTCAAACAAGCCGGATTCTGGTCCACCTGGTGCTCCCAAAAGCGCCTTAAGTCGTTCTGTTCTTGATTTTGGAGGTGTTTTTGGTTTTGACGATGACGCCGAAGCCCCTGAAGCCCCACCACTTCGTTTTTTGTTACGACGACGAGTATTTTTGACCCTACGAGACATTGTTCCCTTTTTATTGTTCGGCATTTAAGCTATATATATTAATACGAGAAAAAATAAACAATAATGAAGACCGTTTAAATAAAAACTGTTATATTTATGCAACCATCAATCGAGAATTCGAATTCGAGATAATACACATGCAGTCATCAAACATTCAACAATACGACAATGTTTCCATCAATTGCGATACTAATACTTATACCCGTAACAATATGCATTCTGATAGTGGTTCTGATCCTCACTCCGATGATGACAACCACGGTTGTTCCGTATCCGTTGCTGGAGATGGCCAACGTGGAGTGGGAGAGGCGGTATCAGAATCTAAATCCGGACCTGGAGAACCAGAACAATTACACGTATCACCCGATTCCTCAGCGGTGGTAGAAGCGCAGGACATAACCAACCAAGTAAAGCTCTCGAAGAGCGAATGGGATTATACGGAGATTCCGGAACCACAGTCAGAGCAGGACATCATGCGAATGATAATTTCCGGATTCAATAATGTGAATATATTCAAAACCGCGCAACAGTCGCTCATTTCATTTCTTAAAATACAGCCATCTGATGAAATGCATTTTCATTTATATAGCACATTTTACAAGGCCGAAATTGCAACGCTTTTGAGGCGCCATAAAAAAAATGAATGCGACTATTTGGCGAAACTTGCATCAGACCAGTCGGCGTCGTCGTCACCGGCATCATCATCCGAGCCACAAAAGGACCTCTTTTCATCTTGGAAGGGAATACGCGGACAAACCAAAGAAATTAAAAAAATAGATCGCATGCGAATCGACAATATCAAAACAGATCCCGCGCAAATGACGGGAATATACGAAAATGTGCTGCTCGGCGTTTTAGACAAGGTGCTCGAGCACAAATACAATCGCATTGCATCACTCCGGTCAAAGTGGATGTATTACTATTACAGTCTTTCGGTTCTGTTCAATAATAATATTGAACACCTAAACGCAAACGTGAATTCATTTGTAGCGCACGCGATAGACTATTATGAGGTGGAAGCATCTGCCACTGAGAATGTTCTGATGTTCATACAAAACGCATATGAATACGTGGAGCGAAACGAGTTTGTGCACCGATATGCCAACTTGCAGCTGTATGAGCATCAGAAACAGCTGTTCACAGTAATCAAGCGCCCGGGTCCCAAGCTGGTGCTATACATTGCTCCAACTGGAACAGGTAAAACGCTGTCTCCGCTCGGTCTAACGGAGCAGTTTCGTGTCGTGTTCATCTGTGCGGCACGACATGTGGGCATCGCGCTTGCCAAATCCGCAATCACCATGAAAAAGAAGGTGGCGTTCGCATTTGGGTGCAACAATATTGACGACATTCGGTTGCATTACTTTGCGGCAAAGGAAGCCACGCGCGACTGGCGCACAGGTGGCATCAGAAAGGTTGACAACAGCGTGGGCGATAACGTGGAACTCATGATCTGTGATATAAAATCATATCTTTATGCCATGCACTACATGCACGCGTTCAATCCGCTCGATAAGCTGGTCATGTATTGGGATGAACCCACAATCATGCTGGACTATCTGGACCATCCGTATCATCCAATTATACACAACACCTGGGCAAAAAACATCATTCCAAATGTGGTTCTGTCATCAGCCACGCTGCCAAATGAACACGAAATCAAGGGCACACTATCTGATTTTCATACCAAATTTCCAGGCGGCGAAACACACAGCATTGTGAGCCATGACTGCAAAAAGTCGATTCCGATCGTAAACAAGAACGGATTCGTGGAGCTGCCGCATTTTATTTTCGCGAAGGACGAGTATGTCCGCGTTCAAGAAAGCGTGGCGCACTGCGAGCAGTATAAGACAATCATGCGTTATCTTGATTTGCGTGAAGTGGTACGGTTCATATGCGTAGCGCATAATATGAACGCGGTTAGCTCGTCAAAATATTCCGTCGCCAGATACTTTTCCGGTAAAATATCCGACATTACAATGACAAGCATTAAGGTTTATTATTTAAAGGTTCTCGGAAATTTGAAGGCGTCGGTGTGGCCGGAACTCAGCGCCAAAATGACAAGCGACCGAGTGCCAATTTATAAATCGAGTATCTATTTTTCAACGAGTGATGCGCACACGCTTACCGACGGACCGACCATCTATTTGACGGGTGAAGTTGATAAGATTGCGAATTTTGCACTGCAATCTGCTAACATTCCGAGCACCGTATTTGATGACATTATGGAAGACATTGATTTCAATGCGATTCTCACGGAACGAATCGACGAGCTTGAAAAACGGCTGGACGATGAGCGGGCAAAACGCGAGGGTGGTGGTGGCGGTGGTGGCGGTGGTGGTGCAGTCAGTGACGCAGGTGTTCGCGGCGGCCGAACCGTGAGCAAAAAGGAACAGGATTCGAAAATGTGCATTAACGATAAATCCGAAAAGGTGATGAAGCGGTTTGACGAGTTGTTTCAAATTCAAGGCAAGGTTGGCGAGCTTCGTGCACAAGTGAAGACGGTTACATTGAATGAACTGTTCGTTCCAAACAGTGACGAGCACTTTCATCACTGGGTTGCTGAAAGTCGTGCGATCGCTGAAAAAAAAACAAACAAGTTTTCGGGCGATGTTGACCCTGAAACTGTTGAGCGCATTATGTTGCTTCCGGTAGAAAACAGCTGGAAGCTGTTGCTCCTTATGGGAATCGGCGTGATTTCCAATTCGGGTGGTTGTGGTAGCAATAATAACACGCAGTATAATGACATAATAAAGAGCCTTGCACAGAACCAGAAGCTCTACTTTATTGTAGCATCTTCTGATTATATTTACGGAACCAATTATCAGTTCTGTCATGGATATATAGGAAAGGACCTTGCAAGTATGACGCAAGAAAAAACGATACAAGCAATGGGGCGAATTGGGCGCAATGCGCTGCAACAAGATTACACGGTGCGATTTAGAGAAGACGGTAATATACGAAAACTGTTTTTGACCGTTCCTCCTAATGAAAAGATTGAAGTCGTGAATATGAACCGATTGTTTCATAGTCGCGATATGTAATATGTATGTAATATGTATGTAATGTGTATGTATGTAATATGTATGTGTATGCATATTCAAACGTGTTCTAAGGTTTTGTCAGGCTCTAATGCTGTCTTTGGACTTTTGCAGAATGCCGTCATAACGAACGCAGTGCGCACTCCTTTCTTACGTCTATCGTGATATCGTGATATGTCTGTCTACAATGGTGCGGGTGCACCCCCGCCTCATCCGCCTGACATGGTTTGCCGTTGCTGCCTCTGCTGCTGCCTCCGTTGCTGCATCTGTTGCCTATTGCGGCGTGTGGCGGACCTATGGTGCTTACGCGACCTGCCCTTGCGATTTCTGTATTTGGTTGCAGGCATAATAATTGGTTGTATTGGATTGGCGTTTAGTTATTTTTTATATATTATAATATTGTATTTTATTATAATATATAATATTTTTTAAATAAACCCCTAAATTATTTTCATTCATTCACACATTCACACAATCATTGGTAGATGTCGTCCGTAGCACATGATAGCGCAGTCCACCGTGAAATTGAACAGCAAATAATAAAATATTACAGTATAAAGAGCGAATACGAAAAGAAAATAAAACGTAAACTTGAAGCCGCCCGAGAGCGCCATAAACATACGCGCAATACATTGGACGCATTGTTGCGCATCGGTGTGTGCGAGGTGTGCGGTGGCATGGGGGGCATGATTTTTTCAAACGAAAACGGCACGCTAAAAATCACATGCGTAACAAAATCGAACTGCAAAGCGAATATGGTGATTAAAAAACCAAAATATGCGAATTATGCTACATTGATGGAGGAATATCAAACCAAAATTGAAAAAATAAAGGAAAAAACAATCGAGTTGAAACTGACGCTACTTTTCGGTTATTCCACGGAAGAAGAGACATTGAAAGAATTCTCCAAATTGGAAGCGGAGAAGGATGCGACTGTTAAAATACTGGACCGCATAAGAGAGAAGTATCATAATGTGGTTTCAAATAAGGCACACGAAACTACATTAAAAAACACCGAACATCGCATAAATGAAGTTATTAAAAAGATAAAATCAATGCTTTCGCCAGCAGGAGCATTTGGTGTTGAACAGGATGTGGTTCGAACTGCCGTTCAGAATTATTGTGATGAGATGGTAGGTCTGCTTGATATATACTCCACCGCAAAATATTCTTATAGAGAGGTTGTCCTTGATGAAGATTATATCGATGATTCGTCGCGCCGTAGACTTGTTCAGAATACTGTGAGTATGAGTGACATCGTCCTGCAAGTTCCTTCAGCATCAACGTGAATCATAACCTATACCGTATCACCTGTATGCGATTGTTGCCCGTATCGCATACAAATATATTTCCATTGCAGTCTACAGCCAATCCAGTCGGATTTTTAAACTCGCCATACGCATCACCACGGTTGCCGATTATGCGAACTTCGGTGAAATCTGGATTAAATATCTGAATTCGGTGATTGCCTTTATCACTTACAATCACGTTTCCAACGCAATCGACTGCGATTCCTGCAATTCCTTTAAACTGTCCCGGGCCAGATCCTATTGAATTTTCCAATACTGGGAAAACTTCACCGGATTTCGTTTCATATAGTGTGCCTTTAACGGAATCGGCAACAATGATAGATTCATTATATTTGAATCTATTTTTTGTATTATATGCCATAGGACCCGAACCATCAATATCTACAGTATTGTCAGGGTCTTTCTTACCACCAAGCGTATAATAGAACATTTTGTGTGTAAATCGCAATTGAATTGCGCCATCATATAGAACGCTTGTTGCACGGTAGTCGTCCATTCTTCCATACGTATATATTGATCGAATACGGTCCCCGGTTGCATAATTCACCAAAAATACTCCTTCATAATCGGCAACAATTAGCTCGTCCGTTATACCATCTTTATCAAACACAAATGATATGCTATAAGGGTGTGCAAATGGTATTGTCCGTAAAATGGCGCCCGTAAAAGGGTTAATCGCGCAAACACGCCGATGTGCAGAGTCGGCAATAACAAGATTTCCAACGCGATCCACTGCTATATCTCTTGGCGCATCGAATAAATTAATTACAGGCATATAATTTGTTTGAACCATATTTGCGAGAAGTTTTCGTTGTGCATGTCCTGTGCTATGTATTAATTTTTTAAAATACGGCGATTCCGAATTCGTAAGATTACGTAATACGTGTTGTGCCAGGCCTCTGGATAATAACCGTTTTCTTGATGACGTAAATGGTCCGGTTTCTCTTTTGAGTATGTTCGCACGAATCATATTAAATTGTCTTATTTGTGCTGGCGTAAAATTTAACGCGGGCTGTTTTCTTGGTCTTGCGGAGAGGATACCGGCGCTACCATCCTCACGAATCAATTCTTCGTCGTCATAATCAGTTGGCGGTGACGACAACGACAGCGGCAACGACAACGACCGACTCTTTTTTGGAGATGTAGATGTATCCGTATCCTTGCTTCCACCGCTATTGTAAGCCCTGCGCGTTTTTCTATTATTATATCGATGATGTTGCCGCCTACCGGAACCTTTTTTAGAGTTTATCATTTGTTATTCGGTAATGTATGTATTCAAAACTACTAAATTAACAAATTAACTATTACACTATTTTACACTTTACACTAATAATCTAATAATAGTATATATATATATATATCAATAGTATATATTTTATTTTATTAGTATACTATAAACCATGTTTGACTATGTATCATTTCCGATTTTTTTAATCAGTCTCGCGATAGGATTATTCTATGTTTACGTTGTGGTTCCCGCACCCCACGTGATTGTGGTTTATCCCACCCCCGACAATTCCAGCGAGTTCCAATTCAAGGATTCTGCAAACAATTGTTTTGAATACGAGGCAAAGGAAATCAAATGCCCGTCGGATAAAAAATTAATTAAAGATATCCCAATTCAGCGCAATCATCCCGCCGACCCACCGGCGCCGTAAGAAGAAACCTACGTGATATGATTTTCCATTTGAATTATCCATAACCATTTAGAAATAAAAGGATCATGATTCATTAATTAATTATTCAAAATAGCAAATATAGCAAAATATCAAATGAAGTTACTCAGTATTGACGTGGGTATAAAAAATCTTGCATTTTGTTTGCTTCGCGTTCCAGATACAGATACAACAGATAGAAACCAGCCCAAGCTCAAGCCCAACTCCAGTCAATTCGAGATATTGCTATGGGATGTTGTAGGAATATCTCAAAGCGAACAGCAAGAAGCGGCTTCGTTGCAACGCTCTGAATCTCACCCATTGTGCTGCCATCATGCCAAATCACAATGTAAATCGAAGGCCTCATATTTTTATTACTCGCAATCCGATGGCGATTTTGAACCCATATTTACATGCAAACGACACGCACAGGCATCATCTTCATCATCATCATCTACTGCTGGCACAAAACAAGTTATTAGCATGACACTGCCTCAAATCTCGAAATTATTAAAAACTGGGTCGAATGATCGCCTATTTGAATTCTGTGAATCGGTTCACTCTCATATTCATTCTCATAATCCCGGTGAAGGTGATACAAAACCCAAACGGCTCGCCAAAACCGAGCTCATAGACCGTGCAAAACATGCATTAGCGACGCGATGTCTTTTCAGTTATAATCATTCGCATGCAAATCTCGTTTCGGACACAACGGAATTGGTCACTACCGGGTCAATAAGCAAGAAACTTCAGGCAACAAACCCAAATCCGGAAGGGGGTGATTCGTCATCATCTGCTGCAGACACAGTTTCTCTCATTTCTGTTGGTTCTAATCTTATGCAAAAATTTGACAACTTGTTTTATTCTGAAAACTCGGACGGGCAATGCTGCTATATTCCGGACCGGGTTGTAATCGAAAACCAAATCAGCCCGATAGCTACCCGAATGAAAACGGTGCAGGGCATGGTTACGCAATACTTTTTAATGCGCGGTGTTTCAAAGACGCGCATATCGTATATATCGGCAACAAATAAACTGAAAGCTTGGTCGACTATTAACGCGGATGCCGAAATCGACACGTATGACGACCGAAAAAAAACAGGCATTGCATGCGTTCGAACAATGTTAGGATTAGGTGGTTCGGTAACTGGTGGAATGATGTCCGATGCAGATATTCAACATTGGAGAACCGCATTTGAATCTCATAAAAAAAAAGACGACATGGCGGATTCTTTGCTGCAGGGATTGTCGTGTTTATAATTGTATAATTGTATCATGAATGTGTATGTATTTATATTTATTGGTAATCCAACAAATATAAATGGTATTGGTCTACTGGTCTACTACTACTACTACTACTAGTACTACTACTACATTACTACATTACTCTCGCTCGCCCACCGCGCTACTCCGCTTTAAATGACGAAGGTAATTCGCAGATTACTGTATTATAGTAGATCTCAATCTCCTTCATTTGGCGAATGTCGCGTCGTGTCACAAAGCTGATACCCGTTCCCTTGCGCCCCCAACGACCGGACCGCCCGATTCGGTGCAAATACGTGTGCACGTTTTTAGGGAGGTCGAAATTGATGACTGTGCTCACTTGCTGAATATCGATTCCGCGCGCGGTAACATCGGATGAAATGAGAACGCGGTATTTACCGCCCTTGAAATTAACATACGCATCGTCGCGCGCATCTTTATCCATCCCGCTGTGAATGCAGCAGGCCGGGTATCCCTTGAGAACCATGGCTTCCGTCAAATCCGATACGCGTTTTACGCTGTTGCAATAAATAATGCACTGCGACATGGAGATAGTTTTGAAAAGATCCTGCAGCGTAGCGAACTTACCGTCGTCGTCTTCCAATGCAATGTGGTACTGGCAAATACCTTCCAGAGTGAGCTGTTCGGCCTGAACCAGAATCTTCACGGGGTTGCGCATAAATTTCTCTGACAATACGTGGAGTTCCTGCGGCATTGTAGCGCTGAACAGACACACCTGCACATTGTTGCTGAGGTGTTGAAAAATATTATAGATTTGGTCTTTGAATCCGGATGAGAGCATTTCATCTGCTTCATCCAGCACAAGCAGTTTAATGTTGCGAGCATTTATGTTGCGCCTGCGAATCATGTCGAATACGCGGCCCGGGCACCCGACCACAATTTGTGGCATTTCCGTTTTAAGCATTTTTGCGTCGTCGTCGGTAGATGTTCCGCCGACCAGAAGCTGAACTTTTAATCCGGCCATTTGTATTCCCAAATTCGTAATTACATCGCGAATCTGTTTTGCCAGTTCACGCGTGGGCGCCATGACAAGCGCTTGCACATCGGTCTTTTTAGGGTCGAGGTCGATGGCTTGAAGTGTGGCGACTCCAAATGCACCGGTCTTTCCGGTTCCGGACTGCGCCTGCGCGATAACATCATGTCCGCGCATAATCGGCAGAATGGCTCTCTGCTGAATGTGGCTCGGTTTCTCAAAATTATAGGCATATATGCCTCGAAGAAGCTGTGGGTTCAAATCGTCCACATCTTCCCAGGTGGTAAACTCGTTTGTTTCGGTAGCGGCACTTATTGCAGTGTTATTCGCGGCGGCCGCGTTATCAGGGCATTGCGGATCCGTCATGATTAATGATTAATAATGACAAAAACGGTAGAAAGAGGGTTGGTGGTGTAAGATACGTTACTCGTGTTATAAATAGATAACGTTGTTTGTTTAAATTGTTTAAATAGTTTATAAATTATAAATCGAGAGAATACGTATGATGATTGGTTGGTTATGATGGTTGGTTGGTTATGACGGTTGGTTGTTTATCGCGTTAGTTAGTTAGTTATGTTAACGGGCATACATGAGACCGCAGTTTCCGGACGCGAATGTCAACACATTGTATCGCTCTTCCATGACCGTCATGTCAAACGTGTAGTTGTAAATGCGCCAGTTTGTTTTATTAACACCGATGGGCAGCCCGGTAGTCGGATCGCAGATGGTGTGGAATGACGCGTTTGGGTCCAGCGTGGGGTAAATCGTGGATATTTCGAGTTCAATTTGAGTGAACTTGCTCATGTTGATTGCCCCGGATGGCTGCAAATCCTGTATGTCCGTGCTTAGACAGAAATTGTAGCAGTATAACCCAGGAGGCGGATTCCCGTTGGTCCTAACATACTTTTCAACATAGTTGTATATGCCCGCATCCAATATATTCTCTCTATATTTTCCATTCAAAATAATGCCCATCGTATTTAAAATATCCCGTTGATTCTCGCCTTCAAACATGCCGGTAATGTGCAACCCGGATCGCCGATTGGTGGATGCACTGGGCTCTGGACGACCGGCTTCGTCCACGCATGGATTTCGTCCCGGCCCCAGGATGTAATTGGTTCTGGAATTGGTTACCGTGCCATTCTCCAATACCACTTTTGGTTTCCATCCATCGGATGCGTGCTGCGCGTCAAACGTTTCGGGTCCCGGAATAATGTCATACGGCAGATACTCGTATGGCCAATTGGTATAATTGCTCCACTCATTTCGAAGCGAAACGTCGCTGCGCCGAAAGAAGAACATCCAGTTTGCAACCATCCCCAGCGAATTTTCCAGCTTAACGCGCGTATTTCCGGTAACGCCCTTATAATCCCACTCGTATACCGCCTTTATCAAATACTTCTGCTCATTCGCGGCAAATGCGGCAGTTTCTTCCGCGGATAGAAATCCGTATGTTGAAATCAGGTGAACGTCCGCATTCCAGTCGGTGCGTTTATCGCCAAACGATTCGGTGGAGAGCTCAACGTCCGGCGGGGTCTGCAGAAACCGGTAAAACTGGTGTTCGGGCAGAATATAGTTGGATTGAACGTATGGCCACCCGTTCGCGCCGTCAGTAACGTCTCGAATGGTGTAGAGTTCGCGCACCGGGCGAATTGTGACGTCGATTTGCAGCGTGTTGTATTGCAGGCACACCAGCGGAAATGCCATTTGGCTGCTGAGTGTGAACCATGCGTTGATTGGAATATATAGCTTGCGCCCGCGAATGGACGGTTCGGCGCCGCGCTGGTCAGGGGTGTAGTATGCGTTCGGATACTGATTCACGCGCGCACCGCAGCAGCCGGGATTGTTCAGTTCCGGCACGTTACCTGTCATTTCGTCATAAAGTTGGTGCTTTGCGGTGGGGTAGTCGCGCTGGATCATGGAGAGAAGGTATGCGCCTGAAAACTTTTGCAGGATTTGTCCGCCGACGGAAATGGTTACATCCTTTATCATTTGCGTTCCTAAATCCTTGATCCATTTGAACTCGTACGGCGCCCACTTATCCTTTTCAGATTCGGGTGGCATAACCGGGCTCCAAATGGTGGGCAGCGTGACGCATATGTAGGTATCCATGAGAAGTTCCGCGTAACGTGGTACGTAAAACGTGAATTTAGACTCTTCGGTCATTCGAAGCTTGCGCTGACCATCGAAATCGATTCGGAATTTTTGAAGACCGAAATTTGTATATTTTTTAAATGTGGTTTTGAAAAACGATTTTTTAGGGTTTCCGTTTAATATCGTGTTTTGGTTTCCGTATGCGATGAGGTTTAGTAGTCCGCCTGGCATGTTTAATGTAATGTAATGATGTATATGTTGGTATATTGGCGGTGATGGTTTGTTCTACGAATACGAATGAATACTTGAATACTCTACCGAATACTATGAATTACTATGAATTACTATGAATACTATTATATGTATATATAAATTATATTTATATAATAGTCATAACAAAGAATAAACATAAACCGCGGTTCAAAAGATAAAAATAAATAAAATAAAATATTAAAACATAATAGTATTACACATAATTTGTATATTTTGTTACAGAATCAAATCTATACGAAGAAGATAATAATAATAATATGGCATCAGCACCAACACCAAAATTATCAGCAGCAGCAGCGGCTGCAGTAGTTGGCGCAGCGGCATCGTCTGCAACGGCAGCAGCGTCATCCATTTCGGCTGGTGCAAGTGTAGCTGCAACGGTCGGTGCAATGTCGCCGACAACTGCGCATTTTGCAGGCGGAATCATGTTTCTGTTTTTATTTATATGCATTATAGCGATTGTCGTATTTAAGACAAACTTGAAGGCGTCAAACGATGATTATATGATGGCGCTTTACCCGGATATGGGGCGGGTGCAGTCTATTAATGACTTTGACGAAACATACTCCTATCTTTTGAGAGATTACTATGTTAAAACCGCGTTTAATTGTTGCTCGTCGGGCGATTACAGCGGGGACTACGTATCCACCACCGCGCTTAAGCAAGTCATACGGCAGGGCGCGCGGTGCCTGGACTTTGAGATTTATTCTTTGAGTGGCGTCCCCGTTATATCGTCATCATCGCAATCGGAATACACAATGAAAGAAACCTACAACTACGTTACACTGTCCGACGCTTTCGACATAATTTCGTCTGACGCATTTTCGGGCCAACCCAAGGTTCCGAATCCGTCCGATCCACTCTTTTTGTGCTTACGCATAAAGAGTAACAACATTCTGGTATTCAACGAAATTTCGAGATTGATTGAGACAAAACTGGCAGCGAGGCTGCTGGATTCAAGGTACGGCTATTGCTTTCACGGTGACAATTTGGGTAAGATTAAGCTGAGCTCGTTTATGAACAAGATTATCATTATCATAGACGAAACGCCGGGAACTGAATCGGTGCCGAACGAAGTGTACCGAAAAACGTCACTGTATGAGTACGCAAATATCGCGATCCGCGGCCCAACGTCCAAAAAAACGTTCGCGCAGGTGCAAGCGCCGACGCCGTCTCTGGAAGCCATGGTGGAAAACAATAAAAAAAATTTAATGTATGTGGTTCCAGAACGGTCGTCAAAACCTGAAAACATCTACGCGCCAACTGCCGCAATTGCATCAGGTTGCCAATTTATCGGCATGTCGTTTCAAAGCGACGATGCCCCCATCAAAGCGTATAACAAAATGTTCGACGAAATTGGTAGCGCGTTTAAACTGAAAACACCCGAACTCAGATACATCCCTCTAACGCTCGACGCGCCAACACCGGCCGACCCAACGAGAAGCCTCTCGTCCAATATGACTGCCAGAACTCCCTTTGGTAGCCAATCCGCATGAACCAACCAACCAACCAATCAACCAACCAACCAACCAACCAACCAACAATCAAATTACTTCAAAAGTTAGATTGTTAAAAAAAATATAATTTACATATATAAGGTATATTTTTTAGCATAGATAGATAGAACATATATAGCATTCAACAATGACGGCAGCCGCGAAACTAAAAAAAATAGAAGATAAGGAACTTGAAATCGTCAAGGCTGCAATTGAAGACATAGAACAACGGAAGGGCCACAAACTGGTGCAGGCTCCCGAAGTTCAAGCCATTATAAATACGGTAGAAAAGTTCATTATTTCAAAAAAACTTGTATGTTATGGCGGGACCGCAATCAACAATATAATGCCGGAACAATATCGGTTCTATAATACAGATATCGAACTTCCAGATTACGATTTCTACTCACCCACCGCAATTGACGATGCACGAGAATTGGCAGACATCTTTTTCAAAATGGGATACAATGAAGTGGAAGCCAAGGCTGGCGCGCACCCCGGAACATTTAAAGTGTTTGTGAATTTCATGGCAATTGCAGATATAACGAATATGGAACGAACGCTGTTTAAAACGCTGCAGTCGCGCTCGTTTATCAAGGGCGGAATTCACTATGCACCTACCGATTTTTTGAGAATGGCGATGTATTTGGAACTTTCGCGACCCGAAGGCGATGTTTCGAGGTGGGAAAAAGTTTTAAAGAGACTTACGCTGCTGAACAAGGCATATCCTCTGAAATTGCGCAAATGCAACAACATTGAATTGCAGCGCCCGTTTGGACTGGCTGGCGATAGTAGTAGTAAAAACAGTAAAAACAGTAAAACCAAAGCTGGCAAGAAGGCTGCGCGCGACTCCAGAACCGTTCAAAATAATGTGTATGATATAACCCAGCGCGTGCTCTTGAACAGCGATGTAGTGTTTATCGGTGGATTCGCGGATATTCTTTATACAAAGTACTTACCCAAGAAGGATCAGCACAAACTTGCGCGCAACCCTGAATTTGATGTCTTGTCCAATTCGCCAAAAGACCTTGCCGACCTGATAAAAATGACACTCAGCACCAATGGAATCGAAGGCGTTCACGTTGAAAAGATGCCCGGAATTGGAGAAATTGTGTCCGATCATTACAAGGTATCTGTTGGCGACAACATAATTGTGCTGGTTTATAAACCCACCGCGTGCCACAGTTATAATACAGTGAAGCTGAACGGTCAGCCAATAAAAGTTGCAAGCGTGGATACCATGCTCATGCTTTACCTGGCATTTTCGTATGCCGACCGCGATTATTACAACCGGGACCGAATCATGTGCTTGGCGAGTTTGCTGTTTTACATACAGAACGAGAACCGAACCGTCCAAACCGGACTGTTGAAACGGTTTGGGCGATCCTGTTTTGGAACACAAGAAACGCTGGAATCACTGCGCAAAGAAAAGGCGGTAAAATTTGATGAGCTCAAGGACGATAAAAAAAGCGACGAATATCAGAAACTGTTTTTGCGATACATACCGCTCATGCTACGAAGTAGTAAAACACGCGCTGTTCGAAAATATAAGAAGTCGAATCGGCATAGCACGCATAAAAAAAGAAGCCGAAGCAGCAGTAGCCGTAGCAGTAGCCGTAGCCGTAAAAGCGGCATCAACAATCGCAGTCGCAAAAGTAGAAGTGAGCTTGCGGAATCTGTCCACACATGAATCACATGAACCGATTATAACCATAATAACTTAACTAATTAAATAAAACTGGTAGTCGCGATAATTTTTGTGATTATATAGTATGCGATTGCATACGCAATGCTGGTAGCAACAAGGCCTACAAGGTTCATGTTACCGTCCTTGTTAAAAAGCGATGGAAGAAATTGCATAACTCCCACACGGAGGGCTGGCATTTGAAAAATGAAGTACAATACGCCAATCAGAATCGGCATTTGAAATTCAGTATAAAGTGTTTCCAGAGTATCTGCGCGATTCTGGTTTCGCCGATTATTGCGTTGCACGTCGTCCGTAGTCTCGTATCGCTTGATATAGTCCTCTGCCTCACCTGCAGACCCACTGTTTCCACCGACGTTATCGGGGTGACGAGGCACGTAATTTGGTTTAACCTGTTCGTCGTGCTGCATTGCCAAACTATCTCTTGGAATGTCCCTGGCGGGCAGCGCCGTCATCCCCGCCCCGCTTGCACGCTGCACGCCGCTAACAAGCTCTTGCAGTGTGCGCTGGTCCATACTTTGTTGCTGTTGCTGTTGCTGTTGCTGTTGCTGTTGCTGTTGCTGAGGCCCAGCGGACATGTTCATCATATTGGGATCATACTGCTGTATAACAATATTATTTCCGACCGGTTGCCCCAGTGATGATGCCGATGAATTGCTATGAACCGGAAGTTCATCTAATCGTGTGGTGTCCATATTATGTGATGGATTTGAATGGTTGTATATGGGGGAAGTATTGATGGGGTGTGCTTGTTTATATATATAGTTGCTAGAAACAAGTATGTATATAAAATACGCATTTGATTTGTTGAGTGAGTTGAGTTATTTATTTCACGAATCAAGTCATTTCAATTGTGTGTTTACGAG